GAAACAAACCTGTGCCTGATTCTAAAGAAGATGTTTTTGGAGACGCGAATAGAGAAACTACTGAGTTCCAAGACACAATGGACAGGATGTCAAAAAGACAAAAGAAAAATCGAGCTAAGGTAATGTCATTGTATGAAAAAATGGCAAACAAAACCGAACCCCTTACAGAAGAAGAAATACAATTCTATCAAGACAATGTAGGTGAATTTGAGAAGGTAATGGCCGAAATAGAAAAGCAAAATTCTCAAAGAGCTCCAAAACCTAAAAAAAAAAGTAAAAAATCCTTAAAGGAAATTAACACGGATGTTATTGATGAAGCTATAATTATAGAAGATTCAGAAACAGATTTATCAAATAGTTTAGATCAAGACTTAGATAACAACGATCTTACAAAATATAAGAAAGCAAACACAAGAGGCAGTAATGATATATACCAAATTACTGTCAATCCACGTGAAGAAATAGTACAACGTTATTTACGTAGAACGTTAGAAAAACAATTCCCAGGCATAGACGTTGCCTTTACATACAAACAATTATTAGAAGGTTTTGGTGCACCAGCAGCAGCTGTATTCTTAGGGAGTACAATACTTGTAAATAAAGATGCTGCAATGCAGACTGACCTTATTCACGAGTTATCGCATCCATACTATCAATCTATAGCTGGCACAGCTTTACAGAAAAGATTGAACAAGCTACTCATTAAACAAGGATGGTTAACACAGGTAGCGGTTAACTATCCTGAGCTTACACGTTATCGTGTTGGAGGAAAGTTTGTAACAGGTCAACAAATCATAAATTCATATCTTAAAAGTGATAGAAAAGATGTAGTAAATGTGCTATCAAGTCTTGTAGACACTATACGTAAATCACAAGAAGAAGGCAATGCGCAGCAATACAGAGAAAGCTCAAAAGAGTTGTTTACATTTCTTAGCGCTAGAGGTTTGATTAAAAGAATGTCTGATGAGGCTCAGTATGGTTTATTAGAAGAAGCGTTTGCTTTCTCTAATGAAGAATACAATCGTAAGGGTGGAATCTTCAATGTTATTGAAAATGGTAAAGACGCATTAGAAACTGAAAACGTATTTAAAAGAATATACAAAAGAGTAAGTAAGTTTGGGAAGAATAGAGAAGAAGCTGAAGGAGCTGTAAAAACAGCATTCCCAGAAATAGCTGATATGAATCTTGATGAGATGATGGATTATATCAGCAAAAACTTTAATACATTAAATGTAGATAATCAGCTTAAGAAAAACTCTTATAGTGAAAAGCCAAGTAAAAAGTTATTTGGTATGGAGTCTGTTACTACTAAAGGTATGTTTCAGATCGTTACGCAAAAGGTTGCGGCTAAAGGATTGAAAGGAGATGCTGCTGTTCAAGAAGCACTTGTAGAGGTGTATAAGATGAACGGCATGAAGTATAGCGTTACAAAACAAAAAGCGCCATTTGGTGTAGGATCTATACAACATGACTTTATAAAACGTAGAGTTCAATCATTAGTAGATAAAGTTGATTACGCAAGATACAGAGAAGTGTTAGATAGGCTTGCGGATGCTATTGATCAAAAACTTAACAATCAAGAAATAGATAAAGAAGCTTTTGACCAAGAAAGAGTTTTACAGTTTGAACAAAACGAAGAAACTATACAAGAAGAGAGTGATGCAGGACAACTATACGACAGAGAAGAAAAGGCTTTGTCTGGAACAACATCTACTGTAATAGAAGGTTTTTCACAAACAGAAAGCAAGAAGACACCAAACAATCCTGTAAACAAATCAGAGTTATTAGCAGAACTATTTGCAATAGGGCAGAGAGTAAAAAAACAAAATGCTTTTGCTTTTGTTGATCAAGTTCTTAATAGTGATAATGTTGAGGTGCAACGTTTTATTGCGTTTTTGCAAAAAGAGTTTGGCAGAGAGTCTTTAGTCGATGCTTTACTGTTAGATATGTCTATTGACTTTGCTAACAAGAAGATTGAAACAATGAAACAAATTAGTTTCAGAAAAGGTGACAATGGTGTAAACACTTGGATAAGCGAAGAGTCTTTAAGTATGGATGAAAAGAGATGGGTATCTCGTATGGATCAACATGCAAATCCATTATGGTTTGGTAGTTTTGAGGGTAAGACATTTAAAAGACCAACTAAGTTATCACAAGAAAGATTTGCAGTAATTGACTTAGTCAAGGCAGGTAATGTAAAAGAAGCCTTTGATGCAATATATACTGACTCATCGTACTATCAATACATAAGCCCAGAGCTATTTACAGAGACTGGTAGAAGATTTAATTACAAGGGTAAAAGATACGGATCGGTACAGGAAATAGTACAATCTAATATTAAAGACTTTGTAGATAATCAAGGTAGAGGCGATGTATTGCAAATACAAAATGGTTTTAAAAATATTCTTACAGAGCTTATAGTACAGTCAAGAGCAAAGAACTATATAACTATGGTTAATGATGTAGCGGAGAATCCTACTATGATTATTAACAAAGAGAATAGCTTACATAACAAAAATGAAAATTACGCAAAACTAAGAAGAGATAACAAACAGGCTTATATTAGGTTAATGAAATCATTAGGCTATATTAAAGATGGCAAGTTTGTAAATCCTTATGCTAGAATACTATATTCAGGATCTGAACTATCAATCAATATGTTGTCTGGTGTAGTTGTTGCTAAGAACGAAAGTTTTAATTTAGATCGTAGAAATAGAAAGTATGTAAAGATGGATAGTCAAGAGCTTATGCTTGCAGACCTAAATGAGTATCTATACAACTTAGATCTAAATAAAACAAATAAGGAAACAATATTTTACGATCAACCTATTGCTGTATTTGGTGCAGCTAAACGTAGATACTATGTAAAGTCTATACTTGCTAGAACAGCAAAACAAAAGAATGATTTGGTAAGAATGGCGTATGAATCAGGACTTGTTAATGAAACATATGGTGATGGTAAAAGAGTCTTTCCATTTGATATAGAAAAGAAAGGCGACAAGTATAAGCTTATAATAACTGATGAGTATGTACAAAACTTTAAGACTGAAATACTTAAAGACAAAAAGCAAGTAGAGCTTAATACTCTCATAGGTAAAAACGGATCTAAGCTAACCAATGCTAAACTAAAAGAGTTCTTAGGTAACTATGTTATTAATAAGGCTATGGCTCAACAACTCTTAATAGGTAAGCATAGTGAGTCGCAAAGCGAAATAGATTACATTAAGCGTGCTGAAGGTGCAATCAAGAGGCATACACCACATGATCGTAATACACCTATAGAGTTTGTTGCATTCCAAGATCTATTTGAAAATGAAAATGGAGAGTATCAAGGAACGACTGGATTGCACAAAGCTACAGATGCTGAGGCTTATGTTCTTCCTGGTGACGGACAAAAGATAAGAGACAAGTTTGGTTCTATGCGTAAGGTAGGTCATATCTTTAAGCACGTGTATGATTATGTTGAGGTAAACAATCAAAACAAAAACTTATTAGGCAAAAGAACGTTTGGTAAGTTTAAGATAGTAGAGCTTACTCCTGAAATGGAGAAAAACAATCCAACTCTTAAAAAGATAGCAGACGTACTTAGAAAACGTAAAGAAGTAATAGCTGAACAAAAGTTTGGCGATAGTCAACAAGATCATGACTTTACACCTGTTGCTACTTTTGGATCTGCGTTGAAACAATATGCTCCAAAACCATATTACAAAGGAGCAGATGGTAAAATAAAAAGAGACCTTATAGATATAGATAAAATGTCTGTTGAGGAGATAAGTCAAGAGCAAGATAAGATATACGATCAAACTGAAGAAGGTAATTGGACAGGTATATCAGGAGAGGGATTTGGTGTGCAAGTAGAGCTTGATAAAGAGCGTCATACATTCCACATGCCATCACAGCTGTTTGGACATCATCATTCTAACTTAACTACAGAAGAAACAGCTATAGTTAGAGAAATGCATGATCTAGCTGCAAAAGCAATGAAGGGCTATCAAAATACAAAGAAAGGTCCTGTTATATATAAAGACACGTCAACTCCAGCAGAAAGACAAGCAGACGTAGATTATTTACGCAAGCTAATAGGCGAAGAGTTTTTCGGTAATCTTAATACATCTCTAGCACAATATGCACCTGCACTATTACCTCAGATGCATAATCTTATGCAGCAACTTGCAGCTTCAAGATTAGTTAAGTTTGGTACTAAGGCTATGTTTAAAGGAACTATAGCTTACCAGGTATCAAGTATAGGTATGAATCTGAACGCATATCAAAAGATGTCTGAGTTAGCTGAAAAAGCTCCAACAGGAACATACAAGAATAGACTTAATAGATATATAGAAGAGGGTAGAGATCTTGTGGTTTCAGAAGGTATTATACCAGCTACAGCTAAAACAGACGGTGTAAAGATTGGAGATGTTATATTAGCTACACGTGTACCTGCACATGGTAAACAGTCTACAGTAGCGATAGTAGTTAAAGATTTCCATGCTGAAGGTGTAGAAGGAGCAAGATCTATTATATCTGTACCATCTAAAGTATCTGAAGTTATAGGATCAGATATGGACGGTGACTCTTTGTTCCTTAACTATGAACACAAAGGTAATATAGATGAAGCTATTACAATACCAGGCACAAAGCGTAAAGCTGTGCCAGTTACTAATGTTTTGAAGGAATGGCAAACTGATGCTAATAGACTATTAGAGCTTAATATAAATCTTATTGCTGACATAGAAATAGGCAGTCAAAAGTATAACGAGCTAACCACTCCTATTGACATTGAAAAGGTAGCCAAAGAAGCTGTAGATGCCGTTAAAAACTTCTATGGTAAAGAAGAGCAAAGACAATCACAATTACTACCAATAGGTGACAAACAATACTTTAATGACAACGTGCCTGCACAAAATATGATTGGTACAGTAGCTTCATTACAAAGAGTATTAAACGTAATGGCTGGGTATGGTGTTGGCTTTAACTTCACGATGAATGTAAAAGGTACTGAGAAAAGTTACAACGATATTAATGGGCTAATTGATATAGCATCTGAAGATAACGCAGCAGGTAATGCGTTTGCTGTAGCAGAGTTATTAAACATTGTATTAGATAATGCCAAGTATCAATATGCTAACAAAATGGGATTAACTCCTAACACGGTAAATCAGTTTACCTTATTAGCAAGACACGGTTTAGATTTAAAAGATATATCTATCATAATGAACAATCCTGCTGTTAAAACATATGACAAGTATAGAGGCGATCAATCTGTAATGACTGTAACAAAAGGTTCTGCTGCTATACAAGCAATAATGGAGATTGGTGGTGTAAACAAAGCTAAAGCAAAAGCAATACTTAAAAAGTATACAACAGCTGAAATAAACTTAGACATATCTAAATTAAAAAGAAACAGCAAGGACACACAGTATGCCTTAATAGGATTTATGGATAAACTAGAAAGCGTTACTGATGAGATATTCTCAATTGGTAAAGCACTATCTGTACATAAATCTATGCCTAAGCATGGTCATGATGCACAATCTCTTATAGACACTATAAATGGTGAAGGACGTATGTCAAGTTTGCTTGAACCTAATACAATGGGTAACTTTAGATCTGATCCTTTGATAAAACATTCTATTGATTTATTACAACAGCAAGTTGATCGTCAGAAGTCTACATCATTTATGTACACGAAAGAAGCTCGTGATATTATAGCATACATTGAAGACGAGAAAAAGATTAAACTTAATTTCGAAAGAAGAGAGCATAGAAAGATAATTGAAGATTATTATTTGATGAAGGTTGCTGAAGCTATACCAGCACTTAATAATAATAAAACAATTGGTGAGGTATACAATACTATAGAAGAATATAACAATAGAAAAGATTTACCTGTTGATAACTTTGTTCGTAAGTATTTATTATTAAGTAACGACAGCAAGTCTGATTACTATCAACATCAAATAGAAATAAACAAAAAACAAATCAACTCGTTTAGCAATGAAGAACAAATACAATTAGCTCGTAATGAGTTTACAGTTCTTCCTACAGAGATAAAAGATGCTTTATTGCAGTATGATTTTATAAAGAATAAATTAGGCTTCGAGCGTAACTCTATTACACCATTGTTCTCTAAAGAATACATGCGCGGTAAGTTTGATATGCTTGACGAACACTTTGAATCAGAAAAAGATAAAGAGTCTTCTACTGAATCTAAATCTGTAAAAGATAAAGCTACACAGTTATTTGTTAATCATCCAAACATATTTAAGGATGTTGCTGATAAGATAAGTGTTAATCAACAAAAGACACTACAACAAGCAGTTCAAATAGAGCCAGACGGTACAGCTAAATTTAAAAAAGCTAAGGAGTTTTATTTAGATCATTTGTCGGAAATAAACAGACCGTTGAATAAAGACGAATACTTTAAATTCTTAGGATATAATTATGATGCTATAAAACAAAGTGACTATAAATCTTATTTTGATGGCAGATATGATCAGTATCAAGATGAATATAGAAAACTAGACGCAAGAGAAAAGCAATTAGAAGAAAAGGGTATTGATAGTCTTAGCATGAATGAGCTTAATAAAACTATACAAGAAATACAGGCTACAACAGACGAAGTAGCTAATGCTAGACTGTTACACAAATTACACCTTGCTTTAGGTAAGAAAGCAATGAGTAAACAAATCAAAAACCTTAGAAATAAATCTAAAGGCAAATACAAATACGAAGGCAACGAAGATATAAGTGTAATTCGTAAATGGTTTGGTGCAAACAACATGACATCCAAAAGACCAGAGGTTCAAGAGATGATCAATGAAATACAGCGACAATATAGATTGTATGCTGTTGAGGTTAAAAAACAAATAGCTGAAGTAAACAAAATTGAAAAAGCACTTATTAAAAGCAAAAGACTTGGACTAAAAGGTTTGTTTAATCCAAGAGCTAGATTTGAATTGTTGTACGGAAAAATGATTGACGTTCAGCCAGACAGTAGTATAAGACTTTTCAATAGAACAGAATTTATGAGTAAAAATCCTACTCAAACAGAAATAGAGTTTTACAATAAATATCAACAAATAACTAATAGCTATAAGAAGTTATTAAAACGTAAAGGACAAGATTTATATATTCCTCATTTCCAAATGGGTAATCTTGAAGCATTATCTGCAAGAGGACTTCTTGGGTTATATGCTAATCATCTAGGATCTACTTCTAACATAAATCACGTAAAGCTTACTGGTGTAGGTAAATATGCAAGAAAAGAACCACAGTCATTTGAGTTTTGGAAAAATCAATATATGGATGGGACAATTGATGAAAATCAAGTAACTAAAGTAAGACATTTAAGACAACTTCAAAAAAGAGCTGAAAAACAATTAGCCCTAGGTAAGCATGAAGACGGTACAGATATAATTGCTACAGACTTAGAAATGGATACTTTGATGGAAGGTGGTTTGTTCTCAAGATTTAATGCAAGTCGTACTACAAGAGCTAAAGAGCTTACAAGTTATAATCTAGCAGATAACCTTAAACAGTATGTTAGATCTGTAACATTTGTACACGGATCAGTAGATCAAAGCTTTAGAGGGTTTAATGATGTAGCTACCTTAGTTGATGGAGTTATAGCTGTAAATAGAGAGATGGGTAATGAGAATACAGCTGAGTATGTACAGCGTGTATGGAGAGATAACTTTTTAAGAAATCAAAGACAAACATCTATATTTGGTAAAACTGCTGACAAAGCTATACAGTTTATGGTTAGGTGGACAGCTTTAATACACTTAGGTTTTAGTACAAGTGTGGGTATTGGCAATATACTTGCTGGTAAATACCAAGAGCTAAGAGATAAAGGTGGATCTAAGTTTGCTTTAGGAGAAAAACGATTCTGGACATCTTTGAATAAAGACGGATGGAAAGGCATAGAGCTTTTAAAAAAATACAGAGTTATTGAATTATCGTTTAGTGATGTAGTAGGTGATCGTGATTCATTTAGTAAAATAGAACAATGGGCATTTTTACCTATGGAGCTATCTGAATATTGGATACAAGGTACTGCTTTCTTGGGTGAGCTTACTCCGCAAGAATATGAGTCGGGTATTGTAAGTGACGAAAGAGTTATGGAAATAAACAACAAGATAGCTACACTACACGGTGAAGGTTATACTAAAATAGATCAAAGACTATTAAGTGTTTATTCATTAGGTGTGGCTGCGCAACAATTTAAAAGATGGTTTATAACATTGGCTTATAACAGACTTAAGCAAGAGGACATAAACAGATTCGGTGAATACGAGATAGGCTCTTACAGAGCAGGATATGACTTTGTAATGCGTATGATGAATGGCACAAGCAAGCTATCTGAAATGCGTGCAGAGTTTGAAGCATTACCACAGCACAGAAAAGATGCAATCAATGCACTATTAAGAGGTTTTGGAATGACCGCAATGTTGTTGCTTATGGGCATGGCTGCTGATGATGATGATTTTTATGCAGATAGAATACAAAAGCTTTCTAATGATGCTTTAATATTTACTGATGTTAATAGATTTGTTAACTATACTTTACCGCCAGCTTCGATCAATACAGGTAAAAATGTGTTACAGTTTAGTAAAGAACTAGCAACATTGCAAAGATATGAGCGTAGTGGTGAGTTTGGCAAGCAAGGAGATTTAAAAGCATTTAGCACGGCTCGTAAAATAACACCAGCCAAGGCTATAACTGAACCTTTATTTAGAGAATAAAATTAACTATATTTGTAAAAAATAATAAAATGGCAAACATTCAAGACTTATTTAGACAAAACTACGGTCAATTAGGATCTGTGTTTTGTGATACAGCAGATACGCCAATTAAACCGCCAACTAATAAAGTGTTTATAGCTATTACGTTTATAGCTGATACAAAATTAGAAACATTGGGTACAAACGCAGGAGGGCTAACAGCTGATACAAGTAATCCATCTATAGAGTTTGTGGGAACAGATGTAGCTGCTCATAATTTAGGTGCAGGTAATGAAACATTGACAGAGGGATCAGGTGGAGCTATAGTAGATAATGGAAACATTTTTCCTGCTGGCGTAACTATATACGGTAGATGGACAAGTATAGAAATTGCTAATGGTGAAACAGGAGCATTTATAGCTTATATTGGTAGATAATGAGTTTAGGATTAGGAATAGTAATAAAAACAGTTAAGCCTGCTGGAGCTTTTTCAGGAGAGTTTAATGGTGATTTTGGAGGTTAATTATGGCAAAAGGAGATTACACAAATGCAACAAGAAGAGCTGGCTACAGAACTTTAGTAAGACGACAAACATTAACTAAAGTAACTGTTGCTTCTGATGACAAAAGAACAAGAGCAGAACTACTTGATATGGTAGAAGAATTGTTCGAAACTAAAACTAGACAGATTACAGCAGAAAAATTAAGAGCATTTTTAACAGTATTAGTTTTGTCTTTAGATAATAGTTCAGATGACACGATTGTTATAGACAACAATACAACATATCAATCATTACCTTCAGCTGATCCAAGAGATGGATCAGGTAAACTTTGGAATAACAGAGGCACTTTAGCCTTAGGAACATAAAATTATGGCAAATACAAACGATTTATTTTCAGTAGCTACAGGTTATTTTGGTAGCGCATATTTAGATTCAACTTCTTCAGATGAAGAGGTGCAAAATTTATCTACAGCAGGTGAGGTTCCTCATCATGTTGTAGCTATTACAATGTTGCAAGAATGTACTTTTGAAACACTTACATCTTACGTGGAAGGTTCAAAACACTCAGCTTATATGACTACAGCTGCTGCTGGAGCATTTGGTAAAGCTGTAGCAGGTACAGATACATTTCCAACTGGTGTAACTATTTATGGAAGATGGACTGCAGTTAAGCTAGAAAGCGGTAAATGCATTGCATATGTAGCGCCTGCTTCAGGAGCTCATCCAGGTCTTAACGTACAAGCTTCCTAAGATATGCATATGGGCTTACATATGGGACTCGAGAATCCTTCTCACCGTAAGTCGTTTGATCCATTACACGATTTAGGAGAACCTTTGTTGCATTTTGATTTTTCAAAAGTAGCAAATACTTTTAGATTTCCTAGAAAACCAGACACAAGCCCAACCTGTAACGATACTATATCTGATGAAACATCTACTGTCGACCTTAGAATAGCTAGCGGTACGCAACCTGACGCAGGTCTTTGGCCAGATGCTGGTGTTATTTTAGTTGGTAGTGAATATATATCATATTCAGGTTTTAGAATAGCTAGCGGTACAGCTAGTATTTTGTATAATATAACAAGAGGTGTGAGCTCATCAACTGCTGCTGGATTTTCTGCAGGAGATAGTATAACTTTAATTGCAGGAGAATACCAAAACATACATAACGTTAGTGCTGGTTTATCTTCAGGTGATGGTACTGGTTTATTTGATTTCAGTCAATGGACTGATACGTTATTAAAAGTACCTAGCGAAGGTAAAAATACTAATGTAAATTATGTAATACCAAAAGATCCAGCTATAAGACCTTCTGGTTGTAAGAATGTTTCAGGCGTTTTTGGAGCATCAAGACCTGCTCTCAATTTTGATGGAGGAAATGATAGATTGCCATTAGATGCAGCTGTGCTTACGGGTGGAATAGATTTTACTATTGTTGTTGCTTTTAGAATGGAAGGTTCAGTAGCTAGTGACGCTATACTAGGCGGTACTATTGCTGGTTTAAATCAATTAAAGGTAAATGCTAATACAGTTTTATTTAGATTTAATGCGACAGGTACTGGAAATCAATTTGCCACAGTAAGACTTAATGATACTGATACATATCAAACTGGATCAAGAGGAACTCCAGTAGACAAAGGCGGATCAAATGAATCTATAATAGAAGATGAAAATGAATTATTAATTGTGGTTTCTGAAACAAATTTAGATGACAGTAAACAAAAAGTGTATGTATACGATGCCGCTAATTTAGTTGGTGAAGAAATGGCAAATAACTCTAATACCATTGTAGATGGTTATCCTAATAATGCAGCAGCTACTCCCGAAGGTAGATTTCAAATAAATCATATTGGTGCATTGTCAAATGATGCTGGTGATTTTCAAGGTTCAATGGGAGTTATAACCATATATGATTCTGCATTGACAGATGCGCAGATTGTATTATTACAAGAATATTATAAAAGTACATATTCAAATTTAAGGCATGATTAGGTTTTTAATTATATTATTTTTATTTGTTTCTGTAAATGGAAATGCACAGATTAAAAAACTATTTAAGTTTTCTACTTTTTATGTTGCAGCTAATGGAGGAACATCATTATCTGATAGAGATGTATATTCTGTTGATGAAAGTACATTAATGTATGACACTATATTTACTCCATATGATTACTCATTAACAATGGGTATACGTAAAATCAAAAGATTTAATTACGAAGCTACGTCACCATTTAAAGATGGGACAGAAACATCTTTCTCTGATGCTGCTAATATAGGTCTTGCTCCATTTGAATTTTTATTTGAAGTTGATTACAAAAGACAAGAAGGTATTAAGTATTTAGATCAACATCATTTTATAAGATATGTAAATCCAAAATGGTTTGCCAAGGTAGAATACATGGTAGATGGATTTGCAGATATAAAATATTTTGAATCAAGTCAAAGACTTAGACTTAACGGAAATAAAAAACTTTCTTTTAATTTAGGATTTGCTCAACGTCTTGCAGAACCTTATGGTTATGATCCGTTATCTGACTGGATTATGGAGTCTGGCAATATACATTATACACAATTAGCAATAGAAGAAGGATACAATATTGATGTATTTGAATCTATTTATACTGATCCAAATAATAATATAGTTGCTACTAATAATGAAATATGGAACGAAGTTGTAATACCTAATGTGTTAGAAAACTACGTAGAAAAGAAAAGAAATGAATTAGCTAATCAATGGCAGTACTCTTTAGTAGCTGGATTAGATTACTATTATTATAGTAAAAACTTTTGGTTACATACCTGGGCAAATATAATGCCCTATCACTATAATGATGGAGGTTTGTACTCATATCATAATTTTAATGATAATGAACAATGGTATGATTATTCAGGAGGCCTAATATTTGGTTTGAAAATAAACAAACATTTAGGTACTTTTGTAGAAGGAAAGTATCACAAGTATTGGAACAGAGAGTGGTACGATTTTAAATTAGGAATTAACTATATAATATTTTAAGATGAAAAATTTTATCTGCAAATTAATTACAAAATTAACTTTTGGCAAAGTGTGCTTTGGACATTGTGGCAAAAAATGTAAAAAGTAAAATGAAACAATTGAATGAAGATACAAGCTTTAATGTAAGCATCAAAACACTTGGTGGTATTGCTGCTTTAATTTTCACGCTTGTCGGTATGTGGTTTACATTACAAGCTGACATATCTGAAGCTAAAGAGCTTCCAAAACCTGAAATATCAAAAATGGAATTTGATATGAAAGATGTTAATATACGCCAATCAATTAAGAATACGGAAAGAAACGTAGAGAAATTGGAAGAGCGTATGATCAGAATGGAAGACAAAATTGATGCATTAAAATAATGAAAGCTTTAATAACCTTCATTATAATTTTTATTTCATCTTCGTGTATAGCTCAAATAAAAGCTGTGCACTTTAATGCAGATTGGAATAAAAACAATGATGTAGTTTGGTTCTCAAAATTAAAAGAATGTGATAGACAAGCACTTTTGATAGAGCAAAATGATAATCAAACTAAATACAAAATAGCTGTAGTGCCAACTATAATAATATTTGATGATGGCGAAGAAGTTAAAAGATTTCAAGCTGACATTAGTTTTTCTATGGTTGCAACAAAAAAAGAAATACAAAATTACATTGACGAACTCATAATAAGCAAATTTTAATGAACAAGTTTACAAGGTTTTTATACGCTTTAATTATGATTGTAGTATTTTTTATAGGTACTGCATTCGGACAATGCCCTCCTAATACATGGAGTTTAAACGTTACAGTTAATCCTGATCAATATCCTGAAGAAACATCTTGGTATATAATGACTTTCTTTGGAGATACTTTGTTAGAAGGTGGTCCGTACAGTAATATAGTGGATTATGAACCGCAATATGCAAGTATATGTTTACCTGTAGATAGCTTTTACTTTGTGCTAAATGATACGTATGGAGATGGTGTGGCAGGTAGTTTATGGGGTGGTAATGATGGTTCTGTATACATAGAACAATGTGGTGATACTATATGGCAATTAGATACAGCTGATTTTGGTAATCAAATATGGGATGTAATATATACGTCTGGCTGTCCTCCACCTCCACCAGTATTTGGTTGTATGGATAGCAGCTTTGTAGAGTTTGACTTAGCTGCTACAGTAGACACGGGGATGTGTTTTACACCAAAAGTATATGGATGTACAGACTCATTAGCATATAATTATATAGATTCAGCTAATACAGATATAGCTATAGATAGCTGTCTGCATGAGCTTGAACTAACTGACCTAGCTGGAAACGGTTGGGCTGGCTCTACACTCAAACTGTCGCAAGCAACTAGCATGATACCACCGTTTAATTATCAAGACATTGGTACATACACATTGGTAGATGGTTTTGATACAACATTCTTTATAAATCTAGCAGCAGGCTATCCTGTAAGGGCGGTGTTTGAAATAACGCAGCAATCAGATTTTACAGCAGTACAATGTGGTTATAGTTTGTATTCTGAAGATTACTATGCAATAGATATAGAAGGTGGATTTGTAAATCCTATACCACCATTCTTTCCTGTTATAGGGCAACCATATTGTGGAAATACATGCGTAGAAAAAACTTATGGCTGTATAGATAGTTTAGCTGTAAACTATAACGATACAGTAAATACAGACGATGGGAGCTGTTATTATAATCCAGGATGTACCAATCCCATATATCTAGAATATGATGCTTCTTACGATTATGATAATGGATCGTGTGCTACTCTGGTAGTATTAGGTTGTATGGATAGCACAGCATATAATTATGATCCCTTAGCAAATGTAGAGCTATCAGGATCTTGTATACCTTACGTATATGGATGTATGGATCCAATAATGTTTAATTATGATCCATTAGCTACAGCATCAGACACCTGCATACCTTATATATATGGCTGTACAGACGCAAGTATGTTCAACTACAACATAAATGCTAATACAGATAATGGTAGCTGTATACCGTTTGTGTACGGGTGTACTGACGACACCATGTTTAACTATAATCCATTAGCTAACACAGACAATGGATCTTGTACTCCTTTTGTTTATGGCTGTACAGATCAGGATGCAATAAATTATAGCCAATTAGCAAATGCTGATGATGGCTCATGTATAGATGTTGTATTGGGTTGTACTGACAGTACAGCCTTTAACTATAGTATATTAGCGAATACAGACGATGGTTCATGCATACCCGTTGTTTGGGGTTGTACCGATGGTGCAGCCTTCAACTTTAATGTATTAGCAAACACAGATGATGGCAGTTGCATTCCTGTAGTATTTGGATGCATAGATCCTACAATGTGGAATTATTGCGATACGTGCAATACAGATAATGGAAATTGTATACCTTACTATTATGGATGCACAGACAGTACTGCAATTAACTATGATGATAATGCGAATACTAATAATGGTAGCTGTATTTATCCTTTGCCTGGGTGTACTGATCCGTCCGCTGTTAATTACAATTCGTCAGCTAACGTGGAAGACAGTACGTGTTATTTTTCTGCTGGCTGCAACGTTGGTGATATATATTATATTCCTAATGAGTGTTTTGAATGGGTGATTGATATTGATCAATATTGCTGTGATAATACTTGGGACGCAACATGTGATAATTTATATCAATATTGTCTTGATGGATGGAGTGGACCAACAGATGTTCAGAATATAAGATCATCTGTATTAAGCGTTTATCCAAATCCAACAAAAGGAAATATATACTTTACAAAAAATGTAGACGTAACATTCTATAATATGTTAGGTAAAAAAATATCTGAACATAAATCTGTAAATTTCGTATCTTTACAAATCGGTCCTGGCATTTACAATGCAATTGTAAAACATGATCAATTATATATATCAATAAAAGTAATAGTAAATGATTAATAATCTTTTAGGAGGCATATTAGGAAAGGTTGTAGATAACGCTGAGGGTATCTTAGATAAAGTTATAACAACTGATAAGGAAAGAGATGAAGCTAAACTACAGCTACGCAAAGTGTTGTTGGATGCAGAAAAAGAAGCTTTTGCTAAAGAAGTAGAAGATCGTAAGTCTGCAAGAGATATGTATAAAGATGATGCAATTATTCAAAAGGTATTAGCAACATTGTTTACCGTTGCATACTTTGGGATTAGTTTTGTTATGTTTAATCATTTTGTATTGGGAGATATAAATTTAGGAGAGTTTGAAATTAGTTTTATATCTACAATATTTGGAGCAATGAGTGCTAAAGTAAATACTATTGTAGATTTCTTTTTTGGAGGGAGCAGCAAAAAGAATAACGATAATAGTAATGGCTAGAACAGCAGCATGGCAAAGAAAGGCTGGTAAAAATCCATCTGGTGGTCTTAATAAAAAAGGCGTAGCCTCTTATAGAAAAGCTAATCCTGGAAGTAAACTTAAGACAGCAGTAACTACTAAGCCTTCTAAACTTAAAAAAGGATCTAAAGCAGCAAAGCGTAGAAAATCTTTTTGTGCTCGTATGAGCGGTATGAAAAAAAGATTAACTTCTGCTAAAACAGCAAGAGATCCTAACTCAAGAATTAATAAATCTCTTCGTAAATGGAACTGTAATGCTGGTTGTAGGTACGATCAATTAAGTTAATATGGCAAAGAAATTTAAAAAACATATGATGTATAGTAAAAGCGGTGAAGGTTTTATGGCTAATACTATGCAAGATCATTTAGATATGAAAAAGAAAGGATATACTCATAGCAAACCTAAAAAGGCGAGTAAAGGTATGAAATATAAATTAGGAGGCTCTCTTCGACAATTAAGCTAATATGGCAAAAGATGCATGTTATAATAAAGTAGTATCAAGATATGGTCCTAAAACATCTGCATATAGAAGTGGTGCGATGGCTAAATGTCGTAAGGTTGGAGCTGCTAATTGGGGAAATAGTAAAAAGAAAGCTGCTAAAGGTATGAAATACAAAAGCGGTGGAATGTTAAGACAACTTGATTAATGGCAGTACGTAAAACAGCAGCTGGATTAAGATTAAAGCGTTGGTTTAAAGAAGACTGGCGTACTCCTCGTGGTAATAAAGACTATAGTAAAGGTGAAAATACATTTCGTCCTACTAAAAAAATAAGTAAAAAGACACCAAAAACTTGGAGTCAATTAAGTAAAGGTGATAAAGCAAGAGCGGCAAAAGAAAAAAGAGAAAAAGGTAGGGTAAGTAGATACAAACATGGTGGTAACTATAGAGGTAAACTTGCTGACAAAAACATGTGTTGTTGTGGAGCGAGAATGTCTCGTTTGAACGAACAACATGCATAGTGAACAATGTTTATCAGAAGCAATGAATAATGCATACAGCATTATAAATGGTGAATTAACCTTTGATAGTTTATTTAATCTTAACAAAGAGATCGTTTATTGTGCTATGTCACCTGACGTATTAAAAGATAAGAATAAAATGAATATTCTTTTAGAAGATATGATCGAATATTATATTCTAACAGAAGAATATGAAAAGTGTGAAGTACTTAAAAACAAAATTAAATAATGGCAGAATTAACTAGAATAGATGGGGTGCCTGTATATAGCACATTAGCAGAAGCTTTAGCTTATGGGGTAAGCAATGGTTTAACTGGCTATCATACTCATGAAGTAAATGGTGTAACTGGATATATGGCTGGTTCTACTCACCAACAAGCTACATCAACTGATGGTGTTGATCCAACAAGTCCGTCTGGTGGTAATGGTTCATTAGAAAATATAGAACCAGATGATGTACCATATTGATTTTTATTAAATAAAAAAAAATGTATCTTTGTAATCTAATAATAGAATAAAATGGCGAAAAATTATACTTTGACTTATTCACTTAACATGACAGCTAATTCAGCTTCAGGTTATTCGCAAAGTCAAACAGGTGGTAAAACCTTAAATATAACTGGTGTAGATCAAGTTACAACAGGTAGACTAGATGTAGCACATGATGGTGATAAAGAAATTATGGCCGCAACAACGGCAGGTAGATTTATTTATGTGCGCAACCTTGACGATACAAACTTTGTAAAGATTTATGATGGAGCATCAAGTGCTGCTGATTTAATTGGTATTTTAGAGCCAGGACAGTTTTTAATGACTATTATTAGAGGCACAGGAACAACTATAGCAAAAGCAGATACAGCTACTGTAACAATTGAGTATGCTGCAATAGAAATAGACGCTAACGCATAATAATTAAAACATGGCAACACAAGCATTATCAGTAACAGTATCAGGTACATTATCATTAGTAGATTCAGATGGTAATTCTGTACTTAGTTTTTCACCTTCATTTTCAACTGCAAGCACGACTGTTGATTCAGCGTTAATTTCTACAGGTGAAATTTTAACAAACGGAACAAGCGACACTACAATTAACTTAGCAAGTCACAATAAGGATATGATTTTTACATTTATAAAAAATGTAGACACAGATTATCCAGTAGCTGTAAAGCCAGATGGTGATGTAATTGCAGATCTTAAACCAGGCGAATGCATGTTTTCTCCTATACATATAGATGGAGCAGGTGATAATTCAACTAATTTAGATCTTGCTGCTACATTAGCTGCACAAAAAGTACAATTTTTAATTTGTGATGGTCCTGATACAGGAATTGCATCTGACGATTAATAACATATGAAACTCATAGTATTGAGATTTAGTTCAGAAGCAGACTCTACACATGGTCTGCTTTTTGAACATACAGACATAGGTAAAAAGTTTTTGTGTTATACTCTAGAAGATGAGGCAAGAGCATTAAAAGTTCGTGGAGAAACACGTGTACCTGCTGGCACATATAAAATAGAACTAAGAAAAGAAGGGGGATTTCATGAAAGATATACTAAAAAATATCCTGGTTTACACCGTGGTATGTTGCATGTTACCGATGTTCCTAATTTTGAGTATATACTTATTCATACTGGAAATACTGACGAACATACTGCTGGGTGCTTGCTCGTGGGTGACTCACAAGAAAACAACCAACTATTACCTGATGGATTCATTGGTAAGAGTGTTAACGCGTATAAAAGGATTTATCCTTCTATTGCAAAAGCCATAGAAAACGGAGAGGAAGTAACAATTACTTACCAAGATTACGATGAGTAAGGAAAGAAGACAAGGTTTTAAAGATAAATATTCTAAAGATCCAAGAGATCCGAAAAGAGAAGTAAAACAAGCTGTTGATCTTGGCGGAACCTCAGGAACAACTACAACCACAACAACTCCAACTAGCTCATCATCGCCTGTTAAAATTACCGAAACAAGTAGAGTACAACGTAGAATACAGCAACAAAAACTATCGTCTGGCGGTGTATTTATATTACGTAACTACCCTTTTGATACTGTAGCTACAAGAAAAGTTATTTTTGATGGTAAAAAAAATGATAAACTGTCTGATATAATATTTTGTAATACAAGCAGAACTGATGCTATTACATTTGATCTTAGAATTACTACTCTTGATATAGATAACATACCAGAAAAAAATAGAACAACATCAGAATTTAATACTAGCATAGATAATTCTGATAGCACAGCTTTTCTTATAAATCAAAAAGAACTAGCTGCAAAAGGCACTACAACACTAAGCGCAATGACAGGAGGGTTATTAGCAGGATTTACAAGATCTGAAAGCAGGCCGTATTTTATATATGCGATAGTAAATTCAATATCAAGTGGAGCTTTAGATATTACAGTAATCAAATAAAATGAAAAATAAGTTACCTATTTGGATGTCTGACTGGACGTTCGAAACAAAAAAAGGTTACAGGTATGTAATCAAGGATGTAATAGTAAAAGGAATGTCATCTGAAGACATTATTAACAATGAAATGTTGGTAAGTCGAGCTTTGGGTAAGTTGAGAAAGGGCACAAAAAAGTATAACTTGAAAGCCGTAAACGTAAAACTAAAAACTCAACATGGCTATGGCCCAAAATATGAGGATGAAAAAATATTCCAATGAAATCAAGAAACAATACTAAAAAGATAGAAGAATATCTTTTAGCCAATCCAGAACTACTAAACTCTAAGTACGCACAAACAGCAAAATTATTTGACACTAACTACGAAGCTATAAGAGGTATAGCAAGAAGACTTAGAGAAAAAATCAATCCACAACATAGTAAAGAAACAACAAACTTTGAAGAGAATAAAGACGGTGCTACCATAACTTGTGAAGATAGCAGAAGGGTAAAGTCTTTAGATGATCTTATAAAAGCATGCAGTATAGATCTAAATGTATGGGAAGTTGACAAATACGATATAGGAACCTATGAAGTTACAGGTTTTGATAAAGCTAAAAAACCTATAACGATACCAATGTTTAGGACAAAAGCTTGGTTAAAACGTATAGATCCTACAATGAATATACAAAAGATAAGAGAGGAATTGGTCGAAGACTTAGTTCCTCTTTTTGATTCTAGACATGATCATATAATAAGGCCATCTAGTTTTAAAGAAGATGATGCACATCTTTTAGAAATCAATGCTTGCGATCTACATATAGGAAAGATAGGGATAGAAGGAGATGAGTACAGTATTGATATAGCAAGATATAGATTGATAAAAGCTTTAGAACACTTAGTTAAAAGAGCTAGTGGTTTTTATATAAATCAAATTTTATTTGTAGTAGGTAATGATTTTTTAAATGCAGATGGTGATTGGCCTGTGCCTAGCACAACAAGAGGTACACCACAGTTTAACACGAACAAACATATGGAAATGTATAGAGCAGGTAGAAAACTGCTAATAGAATGTATACATATGTTAAAAGAGTATAGTGATGTACATGTAATGGTGATACCAGGAAATCATGATCGTGAATCAATGATGCACATTGGTGATGCTTTAGAGTTGTTTTTTGAAAAAGATGACAATGTATCAGTAGACAATTCTATGTCTATGATGAAGTCATATCATTATGGAAGGTGTTTGATCATTAACGATCATGGTGATGGCCCAAAGTTAAATGATCTGCCAGGTATTGTATCTCAAAGATATAGAGATGTTTGGAGTGAGGTTGCTCATGTAGAAGTGCATAGAGGACACTATCATACTAATAAATCTTACAAGATGCAAGCGGTAGAAGAGCTGAACGGCTTAACCGTAAGAAACTTATCCAGTATGTCGGCCACCGATGAGTGGCACGACATGAAAGGATATGTAGGTAACATTAAGAAAGCTAGCGCATTTGTTTGGAATATAAACAATGGGGTACAAGCTAAACTTAATTATAACGTGCCTATAAATTAGGCCAGATAACTATTATATTATTCATTTATTTCTGGTTCTAATACGTTATATATTTTAGGATCAATTTCTTTGATCTGTTTATAAATTTTTCTGGCTTCACGTTTAGCATTTTCTCTAGCTGTTTTAGTTACGTCAATACCAGTAGCACTATTTATAATCATATGTGCTTTTTCTAATAGTTTATGTGTTTTCTTTTTCATTAATTTATAAATAAATTATATGCAATTGATAAAATCATAGCAAGAAAACCAAAATACATTACTAAGCCTTCTGCTATTATGGTATATTTTTTATATTTATTATGTTTCATTACCTGTTATTTTTGGCGTGCAAAGATAATAAATATTTTAGACTAATTTGTCTTTTACAAATTTAATAAATTCATTCATTTTTCTTTTGTAAAACAAATCAAAATCAATGTATTGAGTTGATCCATTAGGCATAACCTCTTTAGGTTGTTGTTGTTCCCATAGCACGTACAATACATTTCGTAATCTTTGTGATGGAGTTTTATTTTCAAACTCACGATCAATTGTAGCTGTTTCCACAGCGTCTAATTGTTTTTGAGATATAGGCATTGTAGATATAACTACGTATCCTGGTTGCTTTAGCATCCCATACATACTACCTACTATCTCAGGTGATAATTCAGGAGTACCTAGAGATACTCTAACTGTGTTGTCGGCAAGTGTTCTTATATTGTCTATACCGCCTTCAAATACTATTGTATTTTTACTCATTATTTATAACTTTTTCTTTCAATGACAACTTGATCTTTGTTGTTGTTTTTTACAGCTAAATAATTTGCATAGTGCTGTTTTGCCTCGTCTAAGGCTCTCTCTAAATCTACTAATTCATAATCTGTAGATGAGTTTTCCATCCAATGTGATACATTGGTTAGCAATTTAGACGCTAGTCTACGGTGTTGTTTCGAAGTCATATTCTTTAATAATTAATTCTTTCATTTCAATGATAATATCCATTAGTTTGTCATATATAACATCTATGTCGTCATCGTGATTACCATTTCTAATAATCTCATCATCGTACATTTTAGCTACTTTAATTAGTCTATTAAACTTTTTCTTAGCCATCTTAGAGTCTTTACCAACTAAAGTATATAATTGTTCATTGAAGCATCTAAACATTGCTATACATAAAACTAAATCTATGTCCTGTTGGTCTTGTTTACTAATCATCTAACGATTTTATATTGGGACTTAAGCAGCTTGTGCAAAGAGTATCTTCGCTGCTGCTAATCCAGTTTTCTCCACAGTCATTGCATACGTATTCGTATTTATGATCTGTTTTAACTAATGTATTCATTTTCATCATTTTGTCAAATTGATCTCTAGGATCACGTGGTATGTGATCAAACCAGAGTTGCTTTATAAGCTCATCAGCTTCTTCTCTTGTTTCAGGAATGTTGTTATAAATAGATTCTTTTGTATCATCGTCATAAGGACATAACTGTAATAAAGATTCTATTTTATCTATTTGCCAATATTGTATTTCTTCCATTTGTGTAGATATGGGTATCCCAGCTATTAACCAGGATACCACAACCAAACAAAACTATGAAAAACACTAGGACAGAACGTCCAAAGAATTATGCAAAGATAGTTATTTACCATCTTGCATTTCTCTTTCATACCATGCAATTTTCAACAGAACCAAATATCCTATTAAATCATCCACGGTATCTAATGTATTTTCGTTAATACCTCTATTAGCAATTCGCATCAACTTATCGTCAATACGTGCGCTAATACTTTCAACCGCATCACCTTTTGAAAAGATTTTAGCTGGTTGTGTTGCAGAATTACCGTATGCGTTATTCTTCTGTATCAGAAGATCCGATATTCTCTGCATCTCCGACTGGATTTGCGCTTTCATCAGATCCTTTCTTGGCAACTTCTTCATCTATTTGTCTCATTCTTGATAATATTCCTGGTGCATCAGGTATCTGCATACAGTATTGTTGTATCAATATTTCATCTTTAGTATGCTCAGTTTTTTCATTGAAGACTTTGTGTACCCAAGTAAGCAAAGCTACTTCATGCTGCTTCAAAGCCTCTGTAAGGTTTTGAATAACACCATAAATTTTGTTGGATACTTTTACATCCTTGCCATCAATGTTGATTGATTTTCTTTGTGTTTTTGACATAATTAATTTGTAATTGTTTTTAATTCATTTTTCAAAGACTGTATCTTGTCTTCGTATACAGAGATTTTACCATCTCGTATTTGGATCATTTCTCTAAGCTTTTGATTGCTTACGAATAATGTATCTATCAAACCAGCGTTTGTCCAGCGTGGTCTGTATGACAATGTCCTAAATAAAGTAACACCTTTATTATAGTCTTGTTTGATTTTCTTATCTACAGTTGATAGTATTTTATAGTTTTTAATAGCATGTAAAGCTGTGGCATGATCTCTGTTTAAAGTCTGACCTATATGCTTTAATGTATATCCACCTTCTTTTCTAGCAACAGCGCAGAATATCATTCGTGCATCTACTATTTCTCTAGATCTATTAGGTGATAAAAACTTTTTTCTATCAATGTCGTTAGTTACCACGTATGAGTCTAAAAACTCAATCAATGGTATTGTATTATCTTCCATAAACATTTATTTCTACTCCTGGATTTTCTTTGTTATACTCATACTCGACAAAAGTAGGTATCATAAAATCACAGTTATCATCTTCTATCCAACCATTTTTTACCATAAGATCTTGTACAGTTTGTGCAGGATTTATGTAGTCAAATTTATGTTTAGAACCGCGTATAAACTTAAACGAAACAACAACAGGGAACTCTAACCCTGTTATCATCTCTTGAAAATTAATGCGATTCTCCTCATACTGACTTTTGGTTTCTTTAATGTACTTCATAACCGTCTTAGAATTGATAAGCATTTTACCAGTCCAACGTTTAGAGTTTTTACTTGAAGGTACATTACCTTGAATGAAGATCATAATTTTGTGTTTGGTTTACAAAACTACGAAATTATTTAGAATGGCAAATTATCACCCTTTTCATCAAAACTACCGATAACTGGTGCGACAGAGCCACCATTCATGGTGTTTGCTTCAATAAACTCTTGTTCATCTCGTGGTGAAATAGGCTTATTGTACTTAGGATCGTATTTAATTTTAGCACCATCAGCACTAGACCAACGATAACGAACAGCTTTTCTTTTTACTGGCTGTCCATCTTTCACAGTCATGTATTCCTCAAACGTAAAACAAATGTTTACCCATGATCCTACAGCTGCTTTAATAGACTCAATATCATTAGAAAAGTCTTTTACACCACAGTTTGTAAGAAACTCGTGTAGTGTATTCTTTTTCCATTCAGCAGACTTAGGTGCATCAGTTTCTCTGACTGCCCAAAACTTTGCTCTACCATATTCACCTTGTGCGTTTACAACATCAAACTCTATATATGGCGCACCATTATAGTTTTGTCTTTGTGAAGAGTTAGACACAGACAACACTTGGCATCTGTGAGCACCTTCTTTAAAATATGTTTTGTTTTCTACTACTTTAGTAGGTTTTACCTGGCACCCAGCCAAGTTAAATGCAATTACATTACTCATAATTATTTGGATTTGAGATTATCATTTAATACTTTCAACATATGTTCTGGTATGTCGTAGTTTGGCATTTTAGCCTTAACAGCATCACCTTTTCCAGCTTCAATAGCTTTGATCATGTTGTTAAACTTATCTTCATCAAGCTCTGGTTTAACTGCTGGTGCAGATTGTTGTTTTACAGCGTTAGCTACCTCTTCATAAGAAGCAACCGATGTATCTAAGCCAATACCTAAATTAGCAAGAGCACGGCCCCAAGCTGATGTTTCACAGTTTTCTACAAAACTTGTTTTGTTAATGAAGGACGAACCTTCTTTTTCATACGCATGTCCTGTGGAGCGTATGTTTCCGTTCTCATCAAAGATTGTAGCTTTGATAACACAACGATCTTCAGTAAGATCTACAACATCTGATGTTAGACACCAGCCTTTAAAGTTAGATCTAAAATGTTTTAGCCTTTCGTTAACCTCAACGTATTCTTTACCTTTAATGTTAACTGTTTTTAATTTTGCCATAATTTACTTTTTTCGTGTTTCATATTTATTAAACATTTCGTGCGTCTTTTTACCTGCACGTATCGCAAATACGATCTTCAGAAATTTCCTGAACATAACAGGACGACCTCTTAGTATAATAGCAAAGCCTACTTCTCTAAATACTGCAATGAGTATTCGTTTGACAAGCTTCTTATCAATACCTAAGTCGTGTGCAATTTCTGCAATTATTTGTCTTAGTTTTGTGTGTTTGGCCACGTATAAATTTACTAAAATTATACTTAAAAATCTAAGGTATTCTCCTTAAATTTAGTCAGTTCGCTAATAAAGTTTAGCGTAACAGTACCAACACCGATGTTACGTCCTTTGGCAAAGATAATCTGTGCCTTGCCTTGTGTAGGCTCTCCGTTTTCATCTTGATTGATACCGTAATATTCTGGCCTGTAAACTAATGCAACTACATCTGCTGCTTGTTCTATTTCACCTGATTCTCTCAGATCAGATAGTGTTGGCTTGCTTTCAGCTCTGAAACCAACACCACGATTGAGCTGTGATAAAGCAACAATTGTAATGTTTAGTTCTTTAGCGAGGTTTTTGAGGGCCCTAGCAACCTTTGAGACTTCTTGCTCTCTGGTTCCTTTTGATCCTGTACTCGCTGTGACAAGCTGTAAGTAGTCAACAAACACAAGCTTAATACCGCAACTGTGTACATATTGTCTAGTTTTAGAAATTAAATAATTCAATGATGTTTGCTTACATTCATCGATATAGATCTTTCGCTCTATTATATCGCTGGCTGTCTGTTGAACTCGTCTGATGTCTTCATCTTTGAGTTCACCGTTTTGTATCCAACGTATTGGTATCTCTGACTCTAATGCAACTAAACGCATTATAAGTTGATTTACCGACATTTCGTAGCTAAATATAAGCGCAGGTGCATCTGCATGCTTAACTGCGTTATATGCAAGATTCAATGCTAAACTTGTTTTACCCATTGATGAGGCTGCACCAATGATAACAAGATCTGTACCTTGCCAACCACCAGTAAACTCATCAAGAGATTTATAACCTGTTGTTACACCTATAATACCGTCTGATGCTATCCTTTTATCAATGTCTATCAAAAATTCTTTCATCTGCAATTTAATATCTGCAACATCGCTATCTTGAACGACCATCATTTTTGCATTCATTTTATTTATAAATGCAATTATTTCGTCTGTAGATTCTCCGTTGAGGTATTTATTTTGCGCTTCAGTAATAAGCGTATGCATTGTCTTTTTACGACTTTGCTCATGCAATGAGTCAATAGCTGACTTAACAGAAATAAACTGTGAATCAAAAGTGTATACATTTGAAAGCTGTATGTTTTCTTCGTGACTACAACCAAGAGCATTAGACATAGACAATAAATCTATATCTTTTTGCTCTGATTGCATAACCAAAAACTGTTCATAAATTCTTTTATGAAACATATTGTCAAACATATTAACGTTCAGCTTTTCTGCGTTTTGATAGTAAAGCTCTGGGTGCATAAGTAATTTAGAAAGCAGAACTGCTTCTAACTCATATTTAATTAATTCATCGTGCATCACATTTTTTTGGGGCGTTAAATTTAATCATTATTTTTTATTTCGCTTTCTTTCATCATAAATGTTTCACACTCTTCTTTACATTCAGAACATTGATATTCTGTAGGATAAGATCCTTTAACATCATCTTCTGTTAGAGTGTATTCTTCATCATCTTGGTAATATATTTTTGCTTGACAGCATTGTGACGCTGAATCTGTTTCAAAATAATGATCATGAAACGTTCCTCGCGCACCGTGTGCATTTAAAACACCAGCAAAACAACAACCAGGTTCATCATACTCAAGTTCAAACTCTAGGTTTTTATACTTATGCATAATGTTTTGAATCCAATTGCATGGTGGGCCCCACGCTGTATCAAAAGTAACGTTAAAACATTGTGCTTCTGACTCATTTATATATGGTTCACACGCATCCCATTTAGTACCCCAGTTATCTAAAGACCAGTTATACCAGTCTTCACGATCACCACGAAACAAAGTCCCTTCAAAAGAAAACTCTGTATCTTTGATACTTGTGGATTTTTCTACAAAATCTTGTAGTTCAGCAACATGCTCTTCTGTGCACGTTACATGTAAATTATTCCAACACCAATTAGGCATATTTTTCTACTAATTTACGTGGTTTACCTTCAAAGATTACTTTGTCATCATAAGTATCATAAACTTTAATTGTTATGTCATCATGATGAACATATATATAATATATATATTCCTCTCCGCAATCATGTGCGTCTGGATGCATCAAATAAATACCTCCAGGACCATCTTTAAATTGGGCAAACATTTGTGCTGCTAAACAATCTGAACCATTTGCAATTTGTCTTTTTTCATCTAATCCAATACCATTTACCACATTAAAAGGATAAAGCCATGTAGCCAAATCTACTCCATGTCCATCAGGGTATCCATCGAATTGACGATACATAGTTGTTAATACATTTTCTTGACCATCATCATACTTTTGTATGATTTTTGTTAAACTTCTTGTTCCCATAATTAATCTTCTATTATTTGTGCATTTAAATCAAAAGACCAGTCAGGTTTTTTGTGACATTCTTTAACAGTAGTAATTGAATCTAAAACAACACATTGTTCCATTTCTTCTTCAACAATATGATCCCATAAATTTGTTTGTGCTACAAACAATTCTTTATTGGAAAAAGTAGCATCCAAAACATCTTGCACTGTTTTTTCGTCTTTACATTTTACATATACTTCAGTAGTATATGTTCTTTCGACTTCTATTTTAAAGTATTTCATAATTAAATATTTACAGTTACTTCAACCCAACCTTTTTCGCTGTGATCAGCGTTTACATTATAGCCATCTTTGTGCAACATTGTTTCTAATTTCATTGCTGCTACCCAAAGCTCTGGCTCTGGTACTTGATCGTGATAGTCATCGTACATTGTTGCACCACGACATTGATAAAATATATCATCCACGTCTTGTTTAACTAACTCAAACTTCCAACCATTAACAGTTACGTAGTTTGATAAATCATCTATTTTACTCATCTTCATTAATTTTAATTGTGAACCAAGATCCAGTAGGTGCGTCATGGTGGTAACAGACTCCTGAGAGTCCATCACCATCCATCCACACGTCTGTGCGACAGCGTCCATCGTGCATTAGTAATGCATCTGCTATCTTTTCAGGATCACTTGATGTCATGTATCCTGTTTGTCCACGCCAGTTTCCGTTTGAGACTTCTACATCCCAAACACTACAACCCATGTCTTTTAACGCATTCACCATATCGTACAAATAGTCTTCGTACTGAAACTCATCATGCGTTTCTTCGTAGCTTGCTACGTATACTTTATGTTCTTTTACATCCATTATACTTATAATTTTAATTTTTCTAAAAAATATTCATACACTTCTGGTATGTGTTTTTTGTAATAAGGTTGCTCACCTGCAACCCAGCTTTTTAATGCTTTTTTATTTGGAAAGCTCCAATTTTTAGCATTTCCGCTGTTTACCATGTCAAATGTTGGCTCTATATCGTCAATAAAATCACCAACTGTCCAGCCTTCCCATATATGTTTATTTCTATCCATTATACTTCTTGTAAATTAACTAACATTCCTTTTTCCATTAACTTATCCTCAATGGTTTTAAAGGCTATCAGGTTCTTTTTGTAGCCAGAGCCTGTCATAAGATTATCAATACCTTTATCATCTATATGATTCGTGTAATAAGTTACGCCATTGAATAATCCCCAAAGGGTATTACCTTTAGCTGCAAGCTCGTGCTGCAAAGCTTTACCAAAGCCTTCGATTTGGTTTTTCTTACGAGTAGAGTTATCACTTACTTTGCTATTCATGTCAACCTTAAATATCTTTTGCATAACATTTTCAATAATAGTCTGATCCACAGGAACTCTATTCATTGCTTTGTATGTAAGCATAAGATTGTCATCAAGAATCAAAGCTTTTTCAAACTCGTCTACAGCAAACTGTAATCTTTGAGATGCGCTCATAGTATGTCTAAACTTAGTTAGATCTTTCATAGCCATGTGAAAGGTGTTAGAACACGATATAACTGTATTGGTAGAACCAAAACCAATAGCGTGTGAACCATTGTGTGAGTTAAGACAGGTAATGTGACGCTTTAATTTGTCACCATTTATATTGTAATCTTCTAATGACAATTGATAATAAATCTTTTGTCCTGGAATTCTACCCATAGCATCACCTTTAATGTCACCACCAAATTTGTTTTGTATTCTAACCATAATTTCTGCTAGTTCTTCGTTCTGCATAGGAACGTATCTTTCGCCTACGGTGCTTAACCAAGCGTTATTGTCAGATCTAAATAAACCGTAACTTTGTGTTTTTTTCCCATCTTGTGTAAACAATGGTTCTTTTTGTACAGACCAAGCTGTGTTAGTATTGTACAATGCGTCAAAAATCTTTTGATTATTATCCATAATAGTATTAAATGTGCCCTCCATTTCCGTTAGGCAGTTCGTATAAATATTCAATTTCTTCTGTTGCGTCTGACCATCTATTAGTCAGATCACATAATCCAAAACCGTGATTCAATGGACCTTCGTCCATGTTTTCTGCAAGCTTATCTACCCACAGATCTTCATTATTATGTAACCATATTTGTGTTTCACTTAATGGATCAACAAAATCTGGGACATCTATTTCGATCATGCCTATTTTGTAGAAGACCTGTCGTTGTAATAATTTAACTTTCATATTACTGGTATTGTTCCTAGTTTTTCATAGTTTGTAATGATAGCACCACCATCATTACCTTCATCATCCATAGACGGTATAAGCATACCGCCATCGTCAAGATGTATTACGACTGGTGTTTTATACCACATCCATTTTTTTACCTCTTCTTCAGGCATATATTCTATCTTAACGATAGTGCGACCTTCAAGTCTTTTAGCAATTTCTTTAGTCCAGTACTTTCTTGGATCTTTAATCATAATTTATTTTTTCTTTTAAATAAATATAGCAACCTTGCACTAATTCCTAGTTTCTTGGCTGCCATCTCTACAGTTTTACATAGTTTCAGGGCTCTTTTCATTTCCCTGTCTCTCATTTGTTTAATCGTCATGATTAGGTAAATGTTCAACTACTTGTTTTACCTGTATGGTTACATGTTCTTTGTCATGTGCCATACAATGATGTAACAACCATACAATTTCATCTATTGGTTCGTTACATTCTTCTAACAACCATTTTGCATATACATGCATTTCTCCTTGTGTTAGTCTACTGTACAAATGTCTTTTACTCATCTTTGTTATATTCTTGTGCATCCTCTCGTCTGCGTTCATTATATTCATGTTCACTTATCATAGTGTAGCATGTTTCGTCATCGCCACATTCGGAGCAGATCATATACTCGTCAGCGTGTTCTTTACACTCGCCACAAATATCTGTTTCTGACCAGAATCTAGCGTCACAGCAATTACTTGCTCCGCTTCCTTCCTGTTCCACGCCACAACAGCTGGTAACCTCGTCAGAGGTCCAGCCATCGTCTTGTGGATTGGATAGTTTCCAATTATCGTAACTCATTACCAGGAAGAACTATACATATAATCAACGTAGAATAATGTTCCTGATGGATAATTATCTATTATTTCTCTGAGACTATTGTAAGTGTAAATAAGACTTTCAAAATAGTATTCATCATAGTGTTCACCACCGAAGAAAAAACCTGATTGTGTTGGCAACAACTCCTCAGCTTTATCTCTATTGTTTATGACTTCTTCACACAGATCTCTCAAATCTTTGAGTTGATCTAATGTAACGTTATATAGACCGCAGTCATCTTCTCCATCTTGTACGTTTTCTACAAACCATTTATGAATGTGATTTGCTTTACGCCAATAGATAGCCGATTCAGTTATTTCTTCTATTTTATGTGGGTTTATACCTACGTCAACAGTTTTACCTTCACTTTTTACTGTGATTTCTGCTGTAACACCTCTGTGTTCCCATTGTGTACCAAGATATGTTTTCTTGGTTAAATACATGTCTAGTCCCATAATTACTTAATTTTTAATTTTTCTATTAATCTATTATATCTGTATTTAAGCTCAACCTTGAGATGCCCCATGTTACGCTTATATTTATTTTCATCAAACTGTTCTACAGTTTTCTGTATGCCTCGTAGCTTATTTAATATCTCTTGGCGCATTATCTAAAACTAATTTTTTGTTAAATATCATATTCTGTAAGAATAGGTATTCTGCCATAGCATTCTCACCGTTAATTCTTAAGAAGTTTTCGGCAAGATTCTTAACATCATCTAATTGCTGTTGAGATTCGCATGAATTGATTACCGTTACGCAGTAATCATATCCTTTTTCTTTAACTGTTTTATTCATCTTAATAATTATTTAATTTATTATCGTATAACATATCTAGTTCCTCATCTGTAAATGTAGCTTCAGCTTCTAGTTCTTTTATTTCAGGATTCATTATGACTGATTGAGCAAGCTCTTTAGCTTTGCGTATCGCTTTGCCTTTGGCAATATCATAATGTGTATTCTGGATAGCATAGTGATCGCCATACATTTGTATGTGCTTTTTATTCTCCATGTTCTCCTCTTTCTGAGGTATGATAGTAATTGCTACCTCGCCATCTTCGTTGGCTGCTTCAATTAATGTTTTAAGTTTGATTAACGCATTAATTTTTTTAGTTCCATTTCTAGGATCAACGAATGATTGGAATTTACCTTTAATTAAATTTGACATAGTTTTATTGTTTTTGGTATTAGATATTGTATTTTCTCATTAGTGATGTACCAATGGTAAAGATCAGCCCTGTTAAGATAGCTGTTATCATACCTGAGAATGTACCCAGGAATAGTAATGGTAGTCCAAGCGTAAGCAGGACATCCCATAATACATTAGTTTTTAAAAATGCTTTTCTTGACATTACTTTACGTAGGATCAAGTAGAAACCAGCAGCGCTAGCTGCACTCATCATTACAATGCTCATAATTATTTTATTTATTAAGTTTAGTATTTAGGTAATATTTCAGTTTGGTAAGTTCATCGAACCTAGCCATAACTGTTTCGTCATATACATCATCAACAAAGTCTGATATGTGTCTGCGATGCAGAGCTAGTCTTTCTTCAATGAGTTCTTTTAATATGTGTAACTCATTCATTGCGTCTAACGCTTCATCTAACATATCTTTTCTTGCAAGTTCTGCTTCACGCATATCTGAAAAGTTTTCTTTGTTTCTTTTTTGGGCTTCGTTAGCCCATTTACTAATTGGATCTTTCATATTCTAAAATTTGTTTAATTCTTTTTATTAATATATATGGACTTATGGAGCCCATTTCAAATTCTTCAATTTGATACATTATTTTTTCTTTCATTTTACTTTCCATAAATTAACTGTTCTATTTGTTTCAGGATCTTTATAATCTCCTGCATATATTACTACATGTTTTTCACGTAGTTCTGTAACACGTCCTGTTACTCTATTTATATCCCAGCTTAAAGCTTGAGCTATTTGTCTGTTAGTACATTTCTCAAGCGTCATTATAGCTTCGTATACTTGTGCTTGTCTTTTACTTAATGTACCAGACTCTAATAATTGGTGGTAGCTGTCTACCGATTTTTCGTTCACCATGATTTTCTATTTTTTATTGATTCTTTTATTCTATCTTTATGATAGTCGTAAAGAGCATAGCAGTATAATACCACTATGCCCAACCAGATATATAACCACATTATTTCTGTAAGAAATCTCCAAGCTTATTACTAGCTATGTGGAAGTTACTAATCTGTTTCTTCTTAAACTTAGCGAGGTAAGTATTTATGAACTTACGCTTGCGTTTATTATATGAAGCGTTCTGATCTTCGATCCACTTTTCCATTTTGAAGAAATTGTTATCAAAGAACTTTGCTCTACGGGTTTGACCGTCTAGCATTGTTACTTTCATTTCAGCTTTATTAACTGATTTAATGATCGTATGTGCTTCTTCTCTACGAAATGCTTGGTGAGCTCTTTCGTATGGGTTAGCTTTGACTGCTGCAAGCAGATCGTCATATTTATCAGACAGTAGGAACTCGTCCCACTTTTTATCTGATGTTGCTGCTTCTAGGTATTCTAGTTCAATACCTTTGTTGTCTAGTGCCGATCTATCGTTCAGCAAATAGATTCTAATTTCATTAGTTTTCATATTGGTTTCCCTATTATAAGCACTCAAGGGTTCCTTGTTTTTAGAGTACTGGTTAATTATTTTATTTGATTTTTATAATACGTTATATCTCTTTCGTGAGATCTGAGCATAACTTCGTTATTGCGAAGTCTTTTTTTTTGCGTTTGTATTATATCAAGATTAATAGATTGTTCTTTAGTTAACCTATTCACATCATCTTTCAAATCTTTTTGCATTTCTTTTAGCTCAACATTTTCTGATGTTAATCTATCTACCTCAGCCAACGCCTGGCGTAGCTCAAGGTTCTGTTTTAATGTATTAGTCATTTTATTATTATTTTAAATTCATTATATAAGTTACGTTAGTATAGCCATCAATCTGTTTAAAGCTGCAATGCTTTTTGAGGAACGCACGGAAGTTATCCGTAACGTTCTTCATCTTGCATATGTTAGCCCAGTTGTACCAATGGTGTAACTTGGGCAGTTCTGCTTTCTCAACTTTGTTGACTATTATCATACGTTGTTTACCATTCTCGTCAGAGAATCGAATGATATTTTTACCGTTTGGTTTAGTATATGCCTTGATATACTTAGCCGTAAATTGATTCTGTTTCATAATTATAATACTGATATTGGGTTAAACGTTTCGGTTGCTACATATTTGTCTACTAATTTGTTTAGTACTTTAATATTGTGTAACCATTTCTTTGTAATGAACTTCTTTAGTTCTGCGCTTCTATTAGATTTTGGCACGAACATAAGTTCATTGTTAATGTATCGTTGCACTATTTCATCAGCTGTTGCTGTGTGTGCAGGTTGATACTTTTTGATCCAAGCTGGAGCGCTTGATACTTTGCGAGACTTAATTCTAGTTCTCATAGTTATTACACGCCAATCACCTATTGTTGGTGGCCCATCACGTGTTCGGGCAAGTTAGTACCTGTGTGTGGAATCGAACCACACTACATCCAATACAGGTTATTTGTTGAGTTGCGATTGGCGCAACATCACGTGTTCTTCAAAGCTCATTTTTAATTTAAGCCTATACCAATCAAACTCACTACAGTAGATGATTTCTTTCATAAACTCTGTATCAAAGTTTGTTAAGCTACATTCAGACTCTAACGGAAGATAATGAACTACTTCGGGTTCATTTAAATCAGCTATCATACCTACAACAACGTGCGTTGCTTTACCAAATCTTCTTACAGGAACAATATAGTTGTCCATAATTTTAATGCCTGTTACCAGGACTTTGTTAATTAATAAATCTGTTTCGTTCTTTTGAACTCATCAGCACAAATACTCATTTGTGGACAGATATGACTTGACTTTGTCTAAAAAAAAGCCGAACTTTGAGGCCAAATTGGAATGTTACTATTATTAACCAAACAATAACAAACCAACCTGACTACAAGTCCAGCATAGTTACTTACTTAAATAAATAATCTAAACACTATAGCGCACTATTTCAAGGTGTTTCCGCTTAATCTATTGATACTCAGTTACTTGACAGTCTTATGCCATTGTAAACTCAGTATATTCAGTAGTTTTAGAGTCATTGGTGTTGTATGACTTACTTACACGTGAAGCCATTAAATCTTTCATCATACTACGAATATCTTTGTTAACTTGAGAGATTTCGTCGCCATATTTCTCTAACATACGCTCATTTACTGCATTAGCTATGTTATATCTACGTTGTGTAGAGCCAACTTTAGTATCTATTATATCAACAGCTGCTTTAGTTACAGCAATTGGAATGTCAATGATACCCATTGCATAGTCTTTACGGAACTCTCCGCTTTCTTTTAGTAATGAACCTAAGGCTTGGTAGCCAACTTTAACGTCTTTAATGAATGACATAATTATAAATGTATTAAGTGAGCCCGCTATTAGATAGATAGCACGATTGCGTGCAGGCATTACGCAAAAATGCTATGAATGTCCAATACAAGTTACAGGGGTATGTAAAAGTTTGGGACATGGTAGGGGCTACTTAGCATAAAGTATCCCTCCCTGAAAAATAGAAATAAAATTTTTTTATAGTATATTTGCATAAAAGAGATAATACAATGGCAAGACAGAATTTTTATGAGCAACAACAACGAGACAATGTTAGATTGCAAAGAAGTCCATATCAAAACAATAGAATGGGGCAACCTGTATCAATGAGAATGGATGAACCAGTACGAAATGAGGAAGAGGAAGATCTTGATGAGCAGGAAATGAAGCAGAGAGATCCTAATGCTCCAGTTTTTAGACCACAACGTAGAGTTCCTGGTCAAGCTGCCTTGCAGAATAGAGCTAATGAGGAAGCTATGATGCGTCAACCTATGATGGGTGCGAATATGAATCCGATGATGCCTATGGCTCCTAATGCACCTTTTGCGTTACCTTACGCTAATCCTTATGTCCAGCAATCAATGGGCAGTCCATTCATGAATCCATACATGCAGCCTATGCAACCTTTAGAAGGAATGGGCCAGAATCGATTAGCTTTTGCTAACAGACTTTTAATGAGATAATAAAATCTTTGATTTTAGTATTGAAAAAAATCGAGGCCTTTCGGCCTCTTTTTTATTTATATTTGTATATATGCTTTTAGAAAAATTATATAGTGATGATGGGGAGATATGGGTGTTTGATGATAATCTATACTTACTTAAGAAATACTTTGATGAATTAGAAGACCTTATGAATAGTGAGGAGTTCTTGTTAGATCAATGTAAAAAAATGGAGTTTGACGTTTCCGACACTAAGATATTTCAAGTAGAAAATCCTAATTATTGTATTAGTTTTGATGGTAACTATACATTGTCCCAACCTAACGGAGGGCGATGGATTTGGTTATATGAGATGCATTTAGAATATTGTGGAGAATAATTACTATTTTTGCACAGAGTATGTATTTATTAAAACTAAATAGGCAGGGGGACATATTCAAAGATGACGATGGGGTTACGGGGATTCCAGAGTTTTTAAAAGTCCTGAAGGCTGATAAGCTTGGATCAACAGCAATGAAGTGGGTAGCACTTGTATGTGACTATGATAGTCCTTACAGACACTTTGTTGAGGAAGAGAGAAAGAAAGCTGTTAGCAAGGATTTGTACGACAAGTATGACTGGTATGGTGAGAAACGTTCAGAAGTACTTGCAGCAATAGATAAGTACAAACAATTACAGTTTGATCCATTGGACGAACAGCTAATTGCTTTTAATAAAAAGATAAGTCAGTTTACGACCTATATGAACAATATGCATATAGATGAGGAAACGGCTGAAGGATTGCAGAAGATAATGATTGGTATTGAAAAGATATACAAAACCAGACAGACTCTTGTAGATGCAATTGAAAGAAGGGGAGAAAGACAAAAAATAGCAGGTGATAAAAAGCTATCATTTTTAGAGAATAAAAAAGAAATACAAGAAAATATTAAATAATGGCAAAGTTAAAAGGTAAACAACGAAAGTTAGACAAAAATAAAAATGGGCGTATAGACGCTCAAGATTTTAAAATGCTTAGGGGAAGCAAAATGTATGGCGGAGGTAAACTCAAAACAAAGATGAAATCTGGTGGCCGCCTAAACCAGCATCGTTAACATTAAATAAATAAATTAGACATGTTTAGAAAATTAAGACGTAAGCTAAGACGTAGAGGCAGTAAATTAGGAGCCGCTAAATTAGCTAGAGCTTCCCGTAGAGGATCTAAAGCAGCTGCAAGTTCATTAGTAAAAAAAGTAGCTAGAGGAGTTAAAAAAACAGCTGATCGTGGATTAAGCGCTGCTGCTATTGCAAAACGAAGAGCTGCAAAAGCTCGTCTTAGGGCTGGTGCAATTGGAAAGGCTGCAGCTACTGCTGGTAAAATGGTTAAAAAGCCATTAAGACGACCAGGTAAAACTGCAGCTAGCGCTGTAAGAGGCGTTAAAGGAATTGCTAAAAAAGCTATAAAAGGAAACGTTAAAAGAACTAAAAACGTAGTTAAAAAGGTTACTGGCGCACAAAAAAAAGTAAGAAGAAAATTATTTGGTGGCGTTAGACGTAGACTTAAAAAACGTTTTGGGTTTGATGCTGGTGGTCGTTACGATCAAAAGATGTATGGCGGAGGCCGTATGGGTAGTGCTGACAAAGATTTTATGGGTGGAGGTATGATGAAAAAATCATACGGACACGGTGGTAAAAACAAGTCAGGCGGAAGCTATCGTCAATTAGACTAATGTCTAAAAATAAAAAGCCCGATTTAAACAACCTTAGATATAGGTATAATAAACTATACAAGAAGGGTGATTATCGAAAGGCAAAACAGGTAAGTGATTACGCCAAGTCTATACATGGATTTGATATAGACGAGGCGTTTCACTCTAACCTAGAAACAAAACAGGATCCACGTGATCCTTTTGGTATAGGTAAAACAAAGAGAATAAAGTATGGGTAGAGCAAAAAAAGATCCACAAAGGTATAGGCCAGTTGCAAATCATGGTCATCCTGATCTTAGCCCTGACTCTGTAGCTTACCAAGAATATTGGGAACAAGAGCTTGATAGATGTATCAATGGCTTTAAACCCAAAGGAATGAATAAAATATCAGGTAAATATTATTTTTACTTGAATTATTACAAGATACTCGGAAACGATGGTTCAACAGGATCACGTAAAACTTTAATAAGTCCCTGGTATCGTCAAATGGATCATGAATACTTTGATACGTTTGAGCAATGTAAAGAAGATGGAACAGGTATGATTGTGATCAAAGCCCGTGATAAAGGTTTTAGTTACATGAACTCTGGGATGATTGCGCATGAGTATACGTTCTTTCCATTTAATGATGTAGGTATAGCAGCTGGTCTGCAAGCTACAGCAGATGCGTTCTTTGATAAAACTAAAAAAGGTTTGAATGGACTACACTCCAACTTCAAGCACTCTGTTCTTAAAGATACAGACGGTATATTACGATCTGGATACAAGCAAAAGAACAAAGATGGTAAGTGGGAGATAGGAGGTTATCAATCTACGATAATATGCAGAACAATGGATAATCCAGAAGTATTTAAAGGTGAGCGTGTATCTCTTATGATATTTGAAGAGGCTGGAGAGTTCAAGCATTTAAAGAATGCGTATATGTCTTCTAAGGCTTGCTTCATGGACGGGAACTTACAGTTTGGCGTTCCTGTAGTTGGAGGTACTGGTGGTGACATTACGAAAGCCTCCAAAGATTTTATGGACATGTATTATGAGTCAGATGCTTATAATCTTGTGCCTATGTTTATCCCAGCGTCTAGAGCTTATTATGGATTCTTTGACGTGGATACAGGCGAAGAGCACGTTACCGCAGCAGAGGAAGAACTTATAGAAGAAAGAGATAATATTTCTGCATCAGGAGATAGAGAAGCTTACAACCTTCATATTCAAAACTACCCACTAACTGTACAAGAAGCATTCTTAAATACAAAGACTGCAAGATTTGATAACTCTTTGTTAAACGCTCAGAGATCTAGAATACTTGGCAGTAAAGATTACAGAAGTCAAATACAATCAGGATTTTTAGATTGGGAGTTTGATGAAAACGAAGAGTTTGTAGTTAGATGGAGACCACATCCAGAAGGACCTTATAAAATACTACATCACCCAGAAACACAATACAACCATTTAGATATAGGTGGGATTGACTCATACGATCAAGATAAAGCAGGAGCATCTGATTCTTTGGGATCAGCAATAATATACAGAAGGTTTCTTGATACTGATCATGCGCATGACTTAGTCATTGCAGAGTATACAGATAGACCTGATAAAAAAGAAGACTTTTGGGACGGATGTTTAAAACTAGCAATATATTACAATTCAAAGATGCTAGTAGAATATACCAAGATAGGTATATTGGATTACTTTAAACGTATGAATGCGTTAAAGTATTTAAAAGAAAAACCAGAGTCTGCACACAACCCTGGTACAAAAACAAGAAATAGATATGGTGTGCATATGAATAAGCAGGTAAAAGCTCTTATGGAAGATCTAATGGATGACTACATAAGAGAAAGCGTAGATGACATTTGGTTCTTAGATTTAATAGAAGAATTGTCTGTATACGGAACAAGAAATACTGACCGAGCTATAGCTTTTGGTTTATGTTTAATACACAATGTAGACAACTATAGAGTGCAAGCATCGGAAAAAGAAGAACCAGTAGAAGACTGGGGATTTAAATATTACGAATTAGATAGAAACGGAGTACCACAAATAAAAGATTAATCATGGATAATAAGAAGTATTCATCATTCCCACAACACTTTATATCAGAAAAAGAAAAAACAGAAGAATGGTGTGATCAATGGATAAATGCAGTAGTAGGGTATATGTCATACTCGGAGTCTCCATACAAAAACTCAAGAGTACATGACATACAAAACTACAACATTTACAATGGACACATTGAGCTTAATGACTTCAAATATATTACCGAACAATACGGTATGGCTTATCCAGCTAGATTAGTTAACTATCCTATTATATCGCCTAAGATCGATTTATTAGTTGGTGAAGATCTTAGAAGACCTATGGACATCAAAGTTAATACAGTAAACAAAGAAGCTGTAATTAGAAAACAAGATGTTAAGGTATCACTAATTATGAAAGAGCTTGTTGGTGATATACAAAAAGACTTTCAAAAAAGCGTTGGCTTTGAAATACCTCAACCAACAGACATGGAGCTTCCTGATGACATAGAGGTGTATATGCGATACAACTATCGTGAGATGGTAGAAGAAACAGCTCAAGATGGTTTGGAATATTTGATTAGCAGATACAACTATAGAGATATATTCAAAGAAGGGTTTAGAGATCTTTTAATTACTGGTAAAGAGTTCTATCGTGTTGAAGTAAGAGATAATAATCCATTTGTGCGTAGAGTAGATCCAAGATCTATTGTATATGATATAAGTGGTAATAGTGATTACTTAGATACATCAAGCTGGGTAGGTGAAGAAAGATGGTTAAACTACAATGAAATACTTGATGAGTTTAGAGATGAGCTTGATGCAGAACAGCTGCAAGAGCTTTCTGACATGTATCAAGTAGGATCGCAGGATGAGCTATCGTCTTATAATGATCCATTTGATTGGTTAGATTATGAAGATGGTCACGAAGTAAAAATTAGAGTTGTATATGTAGAATGGAAATCAATCAAAGCTTTAAAGTTTAAGATTTCTGAAAACAAACATGATGAGTCTAGGCCATTTATGAAGCAAGTTCCAGATGATTACAAAGCACGTAAAAATGAAACTGTACAAACAAAGTACGTTGATGATATTTGGGAAGCTACAAAAATAGGTGGCAAGATATTAGTAAGAGCAAGACGTAGACCTAACCAAGTTAGATCGGTGGATGACGTAGGTTCTACTCCTTTGTCATATGTAGGTGTAGTTAGAAATAACACAACTGGTCGTAGCGTATCTATGGTGTCTTTACTTAAGAACGTACAGATGTTGTATAATGTTGTAATGTATCAAATTGAATTAGCATTAGCAAGATCTGGTGGTAAGGCGGTAGTATATGATGTATCACAACTACCTACTAATATAGGTATGGATATACAATCTGTTCTGTATCACTTAAAAACTGATGGTATTATTCCAATCAATTCTAAAGATGAAGGTGGACAGCTACAATCATTTAATCAATTCCAGCAAATTGACTTTACTTTATCGCAGTCTGTACAACAGCTAATCAACTTAAAGATGATGCTAGAGCAAACAGCAGGTCAAATATCTGGTGTATCACCTCAGCGTGAAGGAGCTGTAGGTCAATACGAATATGTTGGTAATGTTCAGCGTAGTGTAGTACAATCTGCTACTATTACAGAAAGCTGGTTCTATTCGCATGCAATGGTTAAGAAACGTGTGTTTGAAAGAGTTACTAATCTAATGAAGGTTTGTTGGGCTGGTGGAAAAAAAGCTAGTATTGTTCTTGGTGATGGTGCTTACAAGTTTTTAGATGTAATGCCAGACATTGCTTTACAAGACTATGGTATATTTATTGGTGATAGTGGTAAAGACGAATCTGTTAAACAAGTTGTACAGCAAATTGCACAATCAGCATTACAAAGCGGTCAAGTTGAATTACTTGATATTATTAAAGTAATGAAAGCTGATACTATGACTGAAGCAGAGCATATACTTGAAAGAGCTTTAGATGAAATGAAGAAACAGCAACAAGCTCAACAAGAGCAACAACAAGCTTTAGCACAAGCACAACAAGAAGCTGCTGCTGCTGAACATGAACAAAGTTTACAGCTTGAGCAAATTAAAAATGAAGGTAAAGTACAAGTTGCGCAAATACAATCTGAAACAGATCTTAAGATTGCTGATATGAAATCAGACGATCAAAGAGAAATGGCTGATGTGGCGCATTTAGTTAAAAACAAACAAATGTACTTACAGAAAGCTTTAGATCAACAAGATCGAAAAGATGAAAAGGCTGAAAACATGGACAGTCAAGCAAATAAAGAAGCTTCTGAGGGCGGTGTATCTAGAGAGAGAAAACAACAGATACAGGAAACAATAAAAAATTCTTAGTATATTTGCAAATTAGGGAACAAAAAAAACTAAACATATGTCAGAAAAAGAAACAAATTTGGTAGAAGCAGCTGAGGCTGTAGAAACTACAACACAAGAAAGTGCAGCTGATACGTCAGCTACAGAAGAATCAACAGATAGTTCAGCATTTGATCCAGCAGCTTTTGCTAGCGATCAATTGATGGAGGAATTTCAAGGAAAATATAATGAAGAAGCAGCAGACAAAGCTGACGAAATTCAATCTTCTGAAGAAGCTGAAGAGCCTATTGAAAGAGAAGGCAATTTTGCTTGGGATGAAATTGAAGTCGATCAGCCAGAACAAGAAGAAGAAGTCGAGGAAGAAATTGAAGAAGATTGGGACAGCGAGCCAGAAGCCGTTGTTGAAGCCCAGCCTGATCAAGAAGTGGAAAATGAAGAAGAAGCAGGAGAGCTAGACTGGTCAGCATTTGCAAATGAACTCGGATTAGAGGGAGCAACAAAAGAAGATATTATTAAAGCTCTTAATTCACCATTTATAGAACAACCTAAAAATGAAACTATAGATAAGTTAAATGAATACCTTAGCTATAGCGACAGAGAGCTTATATCTGCTGAAATGAAGGTTGATGGAATGGAAGACTTTGAAATAGAAGAAGCGTTAGATAAGATGGAAGACTCTGGTGTTATGAAGCGTGAAGCTTACAGAATCAGACGACAACTTAATAATGCTATAGAACAAGAAAAAACTAAGTTCTTTAAAGAAAAGCAACAAGAGGAGCTTTCTAATAAAGAAAAAGTAGCAAGAAATAAAAAAGAATTACAGGGAACTCTAAAGGAAATGAAATCCTTTATGGGTGGAGCTGTAACAAAAACGCAATCGAAAGAGGCTTACAACTATATTACGTCAGGTAAAATGGCTGAGGACATCTGGAAATCTCACGACAATGCTTCGGAGGTAGCGATGTTTATGCTATTTAAAGACAAGTTTGCTAAGATCCTTCGTTCGCAAGGCTTGGAAGATGGTAAAGCTAAAATATTAAATGAGATTACCGCTCCAAGTTTAAGCAGTAAATCAAGACCTCGTACTAAAGTAAAAGGAAGCGGTTTTGATCCATCTGCATTTATGAGAGAGTAACTTACAATACGAAAGGGCGATGCCCAAAAGTTACGTAGAATACTCTGGATTATAAAAACAAGTGTTTATTAATTTTTTAAAAGTAATTTAAAATGGCAAGAATTTATAAAGGAACCTATGGTTCTGGAACTTCACCTGAGAATGCTTTGAACACAGCGCTTTTACAATACCCAGAGATTGCAAAAACGTTGATTCAACAGTATCCTCGTTATTCGGCAACTTATCTTCTAGAGAAGACAGGTCGTCATGCAAGTGAGAAAGTGTTAGGAGATAACTCCTTCGAGTGGAAAGTAATGGGACGTTACAACGCTCCTTCTTTTATGACTGGACACTTCTCAACTAATGGAACTACATTTACAGCATCAGGATCAGTAGGCGAAACAGCAGGTTTCATCACAGCTGCAGATGCTAACGGAGATGTATTCTACTTAATCGTTGATGGTACTACTGGCGCAGGAACTGACGCTGCTAGAACTGGAGATTTCTTAAACAAGTTTGACATGGTTCGTTTCCAGTCTGGAGCTACAGCTTTAGTATTGGAAGATCCTATTGCAAACACATCTGCATCAGGTGCAGCAACTGACTTTATTGTTAAGTTTGAAATGGTTGGTGCTCATGATGGTTCATCTGTAGTAGCTGGTCTTAAAAGATCTGACGTTGCTGACGAAGCAATTGTTGCTTCTATTGGTTCAGCTTTCCCTAACGGTTCTAATGGAGCTGATGTAGGTGAAAACTACGTGTATCCAGATACTTACACTAACTTCTTAACTACAATGCGTAAGAAGTGTTCAGTAACAGGTAAAGACCTTACTGATGTAACTTGGATCGAGAACAATGGTCACCGTCTATGGTACTTTACTAAAGAGCAAATGATGATGGATGAGTTCATGTATCAGCAAGAGCTTCAAAGATGGTATGGTCGTAGATCAGTTACTGATACTACAGCTCAAAGACCAGGCGCTTACTCTACTTCTTCTTTAGGTACTTCAGGTACTCAAGCATCAAGTATTGTAACAGGTGATGGTCTATTGGCTCAAATCGATTCTTCTAACCAAGCTTCTTATACATTAGGCGCTTTGACTGAAGACATTATTACTGAGTTTTTAGCTAAACTATCTTTAAATGCTACTAACGCTGAAGGTAACGAGTGGGTTGTATTCACAGGTACTGAAGGACGTTTAGCATTCCACAAGGCAATGAAAGACTTATTGATCGCTCCTTCTGGATCGTTCACAGGTGGATCAATGTCTGGTGTTAGTGGAGATGTATCTTTAGGTGCTAACTTTGTATCTTACGAAGCATTAGGAAACAAGCTTACAATGGCTTACTGTCCTGTATTCGATGATCAAAACATTCACAGCGCTGCTTCAGGTACTAACGCTTTCGGTGATAACCGATTGAAAGAATCTGCTAAAATGGTATTCCTTGATTTCGGTAAGACTTCAGGTGTATCTAACATTGAATTGATTACTAAAGGTGCTGAAGGTACTAACCGTTCTTTTATTAAAAAGTACGTTGCTGGTATGATCAATCCTTATGATCAAAAATCAATGATGTCTGCTAACGCTGATGACAAGTTTGAGTGTCACGTTATGTCAGAGTCTGGAATTATAGTTCGTAACCCATTATCTTGTGGAATTTTATCCGCATCATAATATAAATATATAGAAATTATGGCAAGATGTATGTTAGGTTTTATAGTAGACGCTAATGATGGCGGCTTTGTAAATGTTGATAATATTCACCACATTGAATTATTAAGCACCACAGCTATTGATGTTCACTTTAAAGGTGATGATGGCGCTGCTGGTAGTGCTGAACTTACTTGTACTGCGAATAAAGCAGACGAAGTAGCTAAAGAGTTAGCTCGTTTGGTTGTTCAAGGACAAGGTGTTATCACAGTTGCAGATAGTTTGAATAGTAATTTTGCAATTGCAGATGTTTCTGCTGTAGCAAACTATAGCAAATCTGCTTAATAACTGAATTTAACGATTAAAGAGGGGTGAAGTACAGAGTAACCCCTCAATAATCACTTAACTGGTATTGACGGAAGAGAAGCTTTAACGGCAATACCTTAATTTTTAATATTTAAAATAAATAGAAATGGCTTTAAAATTTGATTTTAATAAGTTAAGAACTGCTATCGGTGGTTTCTTAACTCCTACAAAATTTGACGGAACAGCGAATGCTGCTGGTTTTGAATCAGTACACATTCCAAAAATGCGTCAAGCATATATTGTAGAAACAGCGAATGCTGCAAAAACGTTAACTGCTGAAGATTCAGGAAAGATTTTTCTTTTGAGTGATTCTTCTGCGGCAGCGTATACAATTACATTACCAACCGCTGCTCAAGCAGAGGAGGGAATGTGGTTTAGATTTGTGAACACAGAAGTAACTCCAGCTGAGGTAATTACTATTGCTGCTGGATCTGCTATTATTGCTGGTCCTTTAAAGGATGCTGGTGGTGATGTAGGTGCTGGTACTGCTGGTACAGAAGTCTCTAACATTCTTTTCGGTACTTCTGCAGAAGTTGGTGATTTTGTTGAGCTAGTTTTTGTTGGCGGATTTTATGTTATAATGGGTGGTGGTTCTTCTATTAGTGGAGCTATTACTACATCGTAATTAACAATTTGAGTAACGGAGGGGCTTGTCCCCTCCATTATTCTTATATTTGCAATATGAAAACAATTCTAGCGGTAAGAGATGGTAAGGTTGTAGATATTACAAACGAACCACAAGAAGTAGAGTCAAGAGCTTTCCACATCAATGTAAAAGGTAGTGGAGGTCTTAAATGGCTTAATACATCCGCAAACAAAACTTGGATAACTGGTAAAAATAGAGTCGTAAGAACTAAACAAGGTGATCCAACAAATTTAAAGTAAGGGAGTAATTAACTAAAACTAAATGAAATGAAACACGTAGTATTAATAAAAGCAGCTAATCCAGGCAAGTTTAACTATGCTAAGTTTGGCACTTACAAAAACAGAAAAGGGAAGCTAATCACACTTATTGATCCAAATGGATTAGAAACAACTGGCTGGGAAATGTTCCAAGCTGTAGTTCCTTTGGACATTAACGATGAAGACGATAGAAGAATATATGAGTTTTTAAAAGATCATCCTATGATGAGCGGAAAGTACATCATGGAAGATATATCTGAACAAGAAAACAAAGCAGCAGAAGTAGCATTAGCTAAGGCCGATTCAGTTACAGCTGCCGCATCGTTATCTAAAAAAGAAATAGAAAACTTATGTAGACTTATAGGTCTTAATGGAGACTGGGACGATAACATTCGCAAAGCTAAGATTATTGGCTACGCAAGTGACAACCCATTAAAGTTTATAGAGTACTTAAATGATGCTGATGCACCATACAAAGTATTTATTAAAGTATGTTTAGAAAAGCAAATATTTACGTTTGTAAACGGTACATATAAATATGGATCTACAAACATAGGATTATCAGAAGATCAAGCTATCATGTGGTTAAAAGATAATTCTGATATTTATGCTTTACTAAAGAATCAGTTAAGAGGTAATGCACCACAAGAGGTGGTTGAAGCAGAACCAGTTAAAACAGTTAAAGCTAAAAAATAGTGAATTTACAAGAAGCATATGATATGATTGATCTTTTGTTAGATAAAGCTGACCAGCCTTATTTTACAGATGAAGAAAAAAACAAATTCTTAGATCAAGCTATCATGGCTTTTATAAATCATCACTATGAGTTCTACGATCAAGAACAAATATCTCGTGATGCATTGATGTTTTTTGTTCATACAGAACAAATAGGATCTAGTGATGATACAGAAGATGAAACTGTTTGGAGTGGCTTTGGAATGGATTTACATAAAAATTATATTCATTTAATTCATTTTAGAACATTTTTGCTTGACTCTGAGAATGTGCCTTATAGAAGAAGAAATCATAAAATTATAGGTACAAAAGATTTTTGGGATCACGAGCATACGTCTGATCCTTTTAAGAAACCTTCTGATATAAATCCATATTGTTATGTTAGGCACGGAATGAATAATATTGCAAAAGTTTATTTTAGACCTACAAGTACAACAGGTGAATCGCAAGCAGTACAACTTATATTTCGAGATAGAGATGAGGTTTTTAATGATGACGATAACAATAGAGTTAAGGAAATATATCAACGAGAGATATTAGATTTAACTGTAAGAAAAATGGTTGTGAATATTGAAAGTATGAACGTTCAATCACAATCTATAGAGACAGAGCAGAGCAAATCAATATAAGAGCTTTTTGCTCCCTGCGCAATAATAGGTCTGCATGCTTTAGGGCAGAGGGCCTATTGTTGTTTATACGAATAAATTAAAGTATTTTTGTAAGTGGTATGGCAACTTTAAATGAACTAGCATATAATATTAAAAATATCGCTTATGGCGGTAATACTAATACTGAACAAAATGTATCTACACAACAAATTAAGTTTTGGATACATTACTACAGGGCTCAGATAATAGGTGAATTGATTGCTGACGGCAGAGGTGTGCCTATTGATTGTTATCAAATATTAGGTATTACACAGGAAGATGATCATCAAAAAGATACTGTATGGTCTACTTATCATGATACATATACAACCAGCCCTTCATACATAATCCCTTTTTCTGGGAGAACAGCAGATGACGCTGGATTGAATAAGTTTCATGGTGTTGTAGCTGGTGCAAAAGATGTTAACGCATTAGATCTCACTCATTCTTATTTTTTTGAAGAACCAAATGATTACGGTATTATAAGATTAAGAATACCTCATTTAGTTACAAATAATTCTAAACATGGTTTAGGCAGGATTAGTGTTGTAAGTGTAGAGGATTCAGAAACAAGACGTGGATCTACCAATGTTTCTATAGTAACAAGAGACGAAGCAACTTTCAAACAGCATAATAGATTTACACATAGTACGCCAACAGCAAGTATGTCTATATACAGCTCTGGTCAATGTATATTACAAATAGATAATTTATTATCTGTAAACAGAGGAACTGTAGGAAGTTATGATTCGACACCTAAATCATACGCTATTGTTGTTAGTGCTTTATTAAAAAATCCAACTGAAAATAATAGTTGGACAAATGATGATTTAGAGTATCCTCTACCACAAGAAATGGTTAGTGATTTAAATAGAAGAATATTGGGAGCAGAAATGCAAGCGTCACTAACATCAATAAATGATCCAATAACTGATAACGCAGATACGACAAAGAATGTTCAGCCGCAAGCACAGAGATAAATACGAAACGGCTAGAGATATATACAACAATATAAAAAAAGTTGTAACAGTCAAGGGAGATTGGTTGAAGGGACAAAAAAAGTTTAGGGAAAAACAACTTGATTACAAAACATATTATGCTGTAATCAAAAAGTTTTTTGAAATACTGGCAAGAGATTTAGTACAAAAAAATGATCTAATTCATTTGCCTGGAGATATGGGTTACTTGTATTTAGACAAGAAACATCACAGAAGAGCTTTTCATTATCGTGTAGATATAAATGAGTCTAACGCTAAGGGAGAGCTTGTTAAATACAAAGTACCCATACTAGATGATTATTATTACAAGGTTGTTTGGAAACGACCAAAAAAATATAGTAAATGTAAAATTATGCCGTTAGGTATATTTAGAGAAGAAATTAAAAAATTAAAAACTACATAAAATGGCAAGTAGATTAACAGCAGGAACATTAACAGTAACCATCACAGAGGCATTGTCTGTAACACACAACACTTCTGCTGACAATAGATCACACGCACAGACATTAACTAAAACTTTTGCAAGCATAGATAATATTGATGTTCGTATCTTGAATTTACCAAATACAAATCAAGTAAAGATTGTTGATTTAGTAGATAATGGTAGTGAAGCTGGAGCTCCTGGAGCTTTTAAAAGATCTGCTGTAGAATACATTAGAATAACCAATCTTGATGATACTAATGCGGTAGGAGTTATCTTAGAGGACACAGGCGGTGATGTTGCAGGTATTACTGTAGATCCAGATGCAAGTTTTATTTTAACATCTACAGATATTGAAGCAAACGCTGGTGGTACAGCAGTTACTGCAAGAGGTGGGGCTATAGATGAAATATTTTTAAGAGCAGATTCAGCAAACGTACAAGTAGAAGTATTAATAGCAACAACAGCATAGTATGAGAGTATCCGCATTTAGAGTATTTAACAATGTTTCTAGAAACTTAGGCTTAAGAGAATACAATAAACATGTAGATTCTTGGGCTGAATGGGTGTTTGAGGCAGAACAATATATTGGTAGTAAAGATACGTTTGAAAGAGCTGAAAGAACCTATGCTACAGAAGCAGCCTCACAAGTTGCTAAAATAAAATTTACTGATAATTCCTTAGACAAACAATCTATAACAATTAATGGAACTAAGTTTGTATTTAGGCTTCTAAGTAGCTCTGCTTATGTAGGAACAACAGCAGAAACACATGAAATACCCATAGGTGCTGATCTAGACACTACGCTTGATAATGCAGTATCGGTTATAGATGGATCGTATTTAAAAAATGCAAAAGGTATAAATGCGTCATACACAACTGGTACTAATATTTTAGAACTTACTATTAGTGCTGGATTTCAAGCTAATCCTATTATTATAGAGTTGGATGTTTCTGACGCTCCTGAAATAACACAAAGATTTACAGGTGCTAAAAACAGAATACAAAACAAACAAATCACGCTACCTAACGATTTAGTCAAGTTGTTAAATGTCAGAGTTGGCGATAATATTATTGAGCCATCTAGTTCGCAGTTTAGAAGCAAGATAAGCGATCAACAGGATAGATATTATGTAGAAGGTAATAGGTTAAATTTTTCAAGAAAATATAGTAAAGATGTAGTAATATCTTACCTGCGCGCGCACACGGACGAGAATGGATACCCAACAGTAAGACAGGGGCACGAAGAGGCTGTAGCGTTTTACATTATGTGGAAACACAAGTCTATAGATTACTATGCTGGTAATGCACCACAATACATAATAAAAGATTTAGAGAGAAGATGGTATCATCTTTGCGCTAAAGTAAGAGGTGATGATAACATGCCTTCTTCATTAGAATTATTAAAAATAGGTAAAATATGGAACGCAAAAGTTCCAATCACATCGCACAACCCACCGTTGTATGATGGATTAAATAGTTATTAATGGCAGAGAAAAGCAAATTAAAAGGATTTAGTAAAGGCTTAGTTACTGATTCTGATCCAAGAATGCAATTGGACGGGACGTATCGTGATGCAATGAATATAAAAGTGATCAATACAGATGGATCGACTTTTACTATTGAAAACATAAACGGTAATAAAAAGGTTATTGATTTAACAGATACCAATATAGTAAGCAAGGCAGACTATTTATATAATGGAGATCCAGTAACAAGTCCTTTTAGTTATGACTATTTTGTAGGAGCTACTGATGCGAATGGAGATCCAATTAAACCATACGGTGTAGGTGATGGTGACGGCACAACTACTGAAAATAAGTCTTTGAAAGATGCTGTAAATATTGTAGGGCATTTTTCATTTAAAAATCAATTAGTTCTTATTGTGTGTGGTCTTATAGGTACATCACCATCTATTGATGATTTTAAAACACTTTTCTTTTTATTAGATTTTGATAATGACAACAACGTTATTAAAACAACTGAGCTTAGAGTTTGTTATGATTTTTTAGGCAATGAATTTCCTAATCTAAACATGGATCCTTTAATTAAGTGTAGAGTTGAGGGTATTACAGAAAATGATTGTATTTCTAGAATTTATTGGACTGATAATAAAAACCCACTTAGAACTTTAAATATAAGAGGTAAAAGATTAGAAACTTTAAATCCTGATGAATTAGATATTACACCTAAATGCGATCACTCACAAATAGTTTTAAGCAATGTTATATCTGGTAGCTTACCAGTAGGTGTATATCAATACTGTTATAAATATTTGACAGACGCAGGAGCAGAAACGGGAATATCTCCAACAAGTAATTTATACCATATATCAGACGCAGACAGTACTTCATATAGCACATATCAAGGTGGAGCTCCAGGATCTATATCTGCTGATGGATTCGAACTAAGTATTAAAGATTTAGATACTGATTTTGATCAAGTGCAGATTTACGCATTATTTTATAACAATTTAAATGTTCCTCCACAAGTTACAGAGGTGGTTAAAAAATCTATACCTAACTCAGGTGTAGTTAATTTTAAACACACAACATTGCTTGATGTTATTGCAGATGGTTTAGAAAAAATACTTATACCTTCTAATACTTGGGATATATGTAAAGATATTGCAATAAAAGACAATGTATTATTTGCTGCTAACTTGAGACAAAAAAGAAATTATATTTCTGAAAAAGAATGGAATGTTAAAGTTAGAAGATTTAATCAGGATAGTAAAGATAATCCTACCGTAATTGGACATGGTTCGTTGACAACAAATGATCCAGAAGTAAAAGAATATTATGCACCAGCTGCACAATTATCCGCTGAGGTTTTAGATGAAACACTTGTAACTGAAGTATCGGGTGGATCAAACTATGTTCCTTTAGATGGTAAAGGTTTTAATTATGATACAGCACATAGATACCTTAGGGGCACGCATAGCTGTTTATACAGCAATGATGTTTTTTCAAATATGGGTGGCAATGGAGAAAGAAGAGTGTTAGGTGCAGAAAGCTATGGTTATTATCAAAATGAAGGTGGTACAAATGGTCTGGGTGGTTGTATGGTTTCATTTAGACAGGTGCCTAAAGTATCAGACACAATAGATAACAGGGGAGGAAAAAATGATGGTAATTCTGCATTTATATCTACTAATATAAAAAATGATAGCTTCCAAACTGATAACATATGGAAGGCAGGTGGTCCTCCTGATTATGAATCATCAGAAGATAATACATCAACAGAGTTTACTGCAACATTAAATATAGGTTCAAACAAAGATCCTATGGCTGCTGGTAGTAAAAGAGGTTATCAAAGAGGAGAAACATATAGATTTGGAGTTTTAGTTTATGATTTAAATGGTGATCCTGGAAATGTTTTATGGATAGGAGATATACAAATGCCAGAACATCACGATAAAGCATGGGAGTTAGATTTAAATTTTGGTCCAGATAACGATGGGACTATAACAGGTATTGGAAGAAATTATGGATCTGGTGCAACAAGATTTAAAGAAAATTCTGATTGTCAAGATTATAGAATATCTGCAAATGGAAGTGGCCCTGTTCCTGCGGCTGGTTTAAAATATGATGATACTGCATGTATAAATGGAACAGATATAAATTCACATGGTAATGCAAAACGTTTTGGTTTTCTTCCTGAAAATAGAGAAGGTCAGCATCTTACATTTGATTTAGCTTTAGATTTTAGTTTTAAAATACCTTTACATGTATTAAAAAGAATTTCTGGATTTCAAGTTGTACGAGCAGAAAGAACAGAAACAGATAGAACAATTGTTCAATCAGGTTTATTAAATCAAACAATAAACTATGGCCCTGCGGCTGGTGGTAGCGGTGGCTATTACGGTACAGTAAATGCTAATGATACAGAAAATATAATAGATGATAATGTAGATCAAATATATGATCAAGTTTTAAATGGTTATGTAGGGTTAGCAGAATTAAGTACAAGATGTGTTGGGTTTACTGACGACAAAGAACCTTTATATCTTAATGAAGGCGATAGTTCTGTTGGTGATAATTTTCATGCTGGATCAGGATATTTTGGAAGTTTTAGTATGGGAAGGAGAAATGGTGGCGGTTCTGGTAGTCCAGCAGGCCCTGCATTAAATGTAAATACTATAGGAAATATACATCTTATGTATTCTCCAGATAGCACTTTTGGAATAAGACCTTATTTATCAAGAGCAGAAGACAAATTAAAAATAGTTTCTGTAATGAAACTGTACGATCAAAGGAGGTACGATCATCATGCGGACATGAATGATGGAAACACGATTAACGATATATCTATAGGTCATGCTAATACTTCTTACAATCCTTTTACCGATTATGCTTCAAAAAATCAACATGACACATTGTTTTTTTCTTCAAAGAAAACAACGTTGACAGATAAAAAAGCAGGAGCTTTAGTGGGAAAACTTTATGTTTTTGATCCATATTTTGCTTTGTATACAGATCATGGTCATTTTAATGGCGACCAACATTATAATAAGTACAATGGTCATGCCCAGTATGTTCATAATCCAGGTTCAATAGATTCGGCAAAAGGTACGGTTGATGGCGTGACTGCTAACTATACGTCACCTATAAATCCAAACGGAAGTACAACAATATCCTTAGCTACTGGGTGGAGTGGCAATATAAGTAGTTTTGTTCCTTGGTACGAAAGACAAATAGTTAGAGGTAAAGAGATAGTAGACGGTGAAATAGTTGCTTCTGGTTTTTTTAAACAAACATACACTTCAAATAATAATCAGTACATTTGGAGTAGACCAGGATTTTCAAATTTTACATTAGGACATGCAAAAATAGATACTGGAGCTTGGAGAAGTTATATGAAGTATGGAAAAATAGATGCTGATTTAGAAGCTGCTGACGTTAACTATGATACTATTAGTACTTTGCAAATGGGAACAAGAGCAATACTTCTGCAAACAGATTGGAAAGGTTCGTGGGATTATTTGCCAATGAAAGATCCATCATATTGCGCAATGAATCAAGATTGGAAAGCATCTAAAGCATCAAGACCAACCATAAATGCTCATGGTGAAGATTGTAATCATGGAGAGGTACATTTACCATATTATTATTATGGAAATATTTACAGAACAAATAATAATCAATATGGCGGTAATAGTGTTGACGCATTAGAAAATACAAGATGGGTTGCAGCAGGTAATAAACATCAGCTTAGACAGGGACATGGTAGGAATGATATTCATCATTTATCAACTGTTTTTGGCGGAGATACATTTGTAGGTATATACTCTCATCAAATGACAACATCACCATATCCAGATAAAAGCTATTCTAAATGGATTGTTTTTCCTTGTGAGTCTTTTGTTAATACAGAAATGAGAAGTGGTTTAAATTTAGGTAATAATGATCATGTAGAAGGATTTGATCAAACTGCTCCACCTTTCTCAAACGATTGGTTTTACAATCCAGTATACTCACAAGAAAATAATACAAAAAGCTATTTAAGCGTCAAAAAAAGAGATTGTGAATTTACTGACTTACCATATGAAGTAGCTTATTCAAAAACTAAATTAGCTGGAGAAGAAAGCGATGCATTTAGAGTGTTTCCTATATTTAACTTTTATGATGTAGAGGCTATACACGGATCTATAAATAGACTGATTAATTTTAATAATGAAATATATTTTGTACAAGAAAATGCATTTGGACAATTACTTGTTAATCCAAGAACATTTTTGTCAGATGCCACGGGTGGGCAAACATTATTTACTGGATCGGGAGATACAATTGAGTCGCATCAATATATATCTGTAAAGTATGGTACACAACATATGCATAGTGTTATAGCTAGTGAATCAGGTTTGTACTTTTTTGACTCTAGATATGCTAAGCTACTAAAGTTTGATACATCAAAACAATTTACAGTATTGTCAGATGAAATAGGTTGTAGAGATTTATTTAAAAAAGCAATAGAATATGGTAGATTAAATATAAAAGATAAATATCATAAAGCTCCTAGGGTTAATTTAGCTGATATGCCTCTATATTTCATTGGAATACACGGAGGTTTTGACTATCAAAATAATACATTATATCTTACATTTAACGATAGATTGAGAATAGATCAATATGATAGAACAAAATATCCTGAAGGAAACTATGTTTTAAATAGAAGAAATGTTAACCAATCTACAGGCGTTACAACATATGAAGTAGTAGGAAGAAATCCATTAGATTTGTCAAATGTTGGAAATATTAATGCGCAATATCCAGATGGTAAAGGTAGTGGCGGTTATGCTGAAAAGTTTTTTACTTCAACAACAATAGCTTTTAGTGAAGATCTTAATGCAGTTGTTAGTAAATATTCAGTTTATCCACAACAATGGATTGAACATCAAGGAAATTTATTAACACCAAAATCAAGAGTGCCATGGCTGTACTATGGTTCGGTTGGAAACTTATCGGCAGGATTTCAAAATGTTAGTTATGTTTCTGGTTCAATCTATACAGATTCTGTAATATCGGGAGCGCAATTATCTGGATCATATGGTACTTCTAATAATTACTACTGGAATCCAGCAAAATATGCATATGGTGCTCACGAATTAGTTGAAGGCGGCATGCAGTTGTGGCAATGGGATCATAAACATGCTAATAAAACTACATACTTTTCTGATACGCAGTTACACGCAAAAAATTCTGCTATAGCGTTTGATTTAAATTATGAAAATACTTCTGGATTTGTTTCTCTTATGAAGGTTTCTGCGGTTAATGCAAGTGGAGTAATAACAGCAATACACATTTTAGATCCAGGATCAAATTATCCTGATGGAACATACGATATTAAAGATCAGACAGGTAACGTTGTAGCAACAATTGATGCACAAGATGGTTTTATGTATGAGTCTAATATTACAATAACATCTACGGATTCATACGCAATAGATGACGAACTAACTGTAGATGCACCAATGTCTACAAGAACGCCTGTAATACACGCTTCTTATGTAGAAAAAGTAATAAATGAAGGGCCTGGTGAAAATAAAAAATTCGACAATTTAAATGTAGTAATGTCTACAGGTGACATTAATAATGTATATTATGGGACTTCTGTTAACCAAACAGATCGTAACAAAGCTGTAAATTCAAACAATATAGCATCAACAGATATAGGTAGATATGTAGAAAAAATAGAATTTGTTACAGACTTTAGTGATATAGGTAGACAAAATATACAAACTGATAATAATCCATTTTATCAAACAGAAACAGAGTTTCAAGACACTTTACACAAATATAGAGAAGGTGTTTTAAGAGCACCAATAAGAAATTTATTTGCAGGATCTAAAAACCCTAGATTAACTGGTACTTATCTGAGAGTTAAGCTAACAGCAAGAACTCAAGAAAAATTTAATATCTTTGCAATAATGGCTAAATACCGAAAATCTTTTAATTAATGGCACTAACAGACGTTACATCAATACAGCAACAATACGGAAATATGTTTAGCCCGTATGGAGATTTTAATACACAGGCACAAAATATGTATAATAATACAATACCTGCGTATGCATACAACCAAAACAATATGGGTAACTATACAGCGTATTCTGCTGCACAAGCTATGTTTCCCGAAGTCCCATATATTGAGCCAGCTTTTGATCAAAGACAAAAAATAGGAATGGGGCAAATGGTAGGAATGATTCCTCAAGCAGCAATGTTGGGTAAACAACTATTTGGTAAAGAAGGTTTAATTAAAGGCAAAGGTGTAAGTAATCTCGTTGACAAAATAAGATATGCAGGTCCTATACCAGGTTCAGGAGGTGCAACGCAAATAATAAACCCTGTAACAGGATCCGAAGCTTCGTTATTGCCTGGAGGACAAATGCCAGCAGGTTTTGAGTTAGCGCCGAGTAAATTTGCTGCTGCATCTAAATCATACTATGGTAACTTAATGGCTGGTAAAGCAAGTGCAGCAATACCTACATACTTAGCAGGAAGACTTGTAAGAAGTGCGTTTGATGATGATGATCCAACTACATTCACAGGTGGTGAAATGCTTGGAGCTGGTATATCAGGTGCAGGTGCAGGTGCTTTTATTGGAGCTAAAGTAGCTGGAACAGCAGTAGGCACAGCATTAACTGCAAAACTTGGTATGGCAGCTGGACCAATAGGCGCTTTGATAGGTATAGGTATATCGCTACTTGGTGGAAAGAAAAAACGAGACAAGGCTCGTAAAGCTGCAAGAGCAAAAGCACAACGTGAATACGAAGAGGCAGTAGCTCAAAGAAAACAAGAAATACGTGATGCTTATTTAGAAGGCATTGAAAGAAACAGACAAGCACAAGCAAGTCAATTTCAAGCACAGCAATATTATCAAAGTGCTGCAAGATATGGTAACACATATGGAACAACACAATATAGTGAAGGTGGTCTTTTAGGACATGTTCCAGAGTACAATGAACTTACTGACGATGTTCCAGAAGGTGAAGGTATTTTTGACTTTTTATCATCTCAAGAAAAAGAAGAGTTTGGTTTTGGTGGATTCTTTAGAAGAAGAAAAAGAAAAAGAAGAAAAAAGAAAAAAAAGGGATTTTTTAAAAAACTTAAGGGAAAAATTAAAAAGACTATAAAGAAAATTAAAAAGGGCGTAAAAAAAGTAGGAAAAAAAGTTGGCAAGGTTGCAAAAAAAGTTGTTAAAACTGGAGCTAAGGTAGCTAAGAAAGTTGTAAAAACAGGTGCAAAAGTAGTTAAGCAAGGCGTTAAAGTTGCTAAAAAAGTTGTGACTAAAGTTGCCAAGGTAGCTAAGAAGGTTGTGACTACTGGAATTAAAGTTGCTAAAGATGCTGTTAAATTTGTAGGCAAAGGCGTTAAGGCTGTAGTCAAAGGAGTTGGCGATGTTGTAAAAGGTGTTGTTGGCGGTGTTAAAGATTTATTAGGAGGCAGAGGAAAAGAAGAGCCTTTACCAAAAATGGAGCCATTACCAACGGTGCCAGAAGCAATGATGCAATCACCATTGATTCCTGCAGCTATGGGTGTAGGTGCTAATCAAGGTGGTGTAGGTCCAGGATTTACCCCAAGAGTAGTTAGTGGAGGCCCAAATATAAGCGGTGGATCTGCAGGTTTTGCACAGCGTATGGGACAAGATGGCATTGGATTCTATCAACAAAATCAATTAGGACAATAATGAACGACAAATTAGAAAGGTTATACAAACTTGCAGAGCAAGATGAGTACGCTAATGGTGGTCACTTTGATGACGCAGATTCTGATGATACTATAGAACAACTTATTGAAGAAGAAGGTTTGCAAGATGCTGATGGTGTTTTATTTATTAATAAAGCTCTTAAAATGCAAGCATACCCTAATTATATTCAAACACTTGCAGGATTAGAAAATCCACAAATGAAAGGCTATCATGAAGAAACTGATTCCTTTGAAGCGTTCATACAGCCATTAGATAATGGGAAATACGAAGTTAAAGCAGGCATGGGTATTTCTTTAGGAATAACAGACGATTTGACAAAGGCAAAAAAAATGAAAGCTGATTTTGGTATTAGATCAAATGAATCTGTGCAAGAAACGCTTGGTGATATTGTAGAGAAAGCAGAAGAAAAAGCTGAAGAGTATATAGATGGTAAATATGGTGATGATGCTTTTGATAGATTACCAATTAAAAGTCAATTTGTTATACAAGACTACATGCGCACAAATGATATAAATGAAACATTATTTGATGCAATAGTAAAAAATGATTACAATAGTGTAGTTGATAACTACATAAGAGAAAACAAAGGAGAACAAAATCAATTCTTTAAAAATGTATTTTTTGATGGTCCTGTTGGAGATAATGGTTTCGCTAACTTAGATCAGGCTAAAAACATATCGCAATCGTTTTTAAAAGCTGCTGATCCAGAGGCCTATGAAGAAGTGTTTGGTGGTGAAGAAATTGATAATGAAATAGATCCTGCTACAGCTGAGAATGTTTTACAGAATAGTGAACAAGATCAACAGAAGCAAGAGGCTATAGAACAGCAAGGCGGTGAAGGAGAAATGATACCACAAGAAGAAGGTACAGCTGCTACTGGTGGGGAAATGCCAAAAGCCGAGTTTACGGGAGGAGAGCTTATAAACAACAGAGAAGAGGAAATGCGTGACGCAATGAATAGAGGGGATGACGATACTGCTGCTGAAATATTTAAAGAAGAGGCAGATAATCAAAATAACATAACTCCTGGAAAAGCAAGCCATAAAGACAATCCACTACCTGTAGCTCAAGACGGCACTGTATTAGACAAGAATGGCAATCCAACAGGACAGGTCGCAAAGAAAGGTGCTGGTATATATGATCACATAGATAAACAGTACAATGAAGACATGAGTAATGATGAAATACTTTCCATGATAAAAACTAATCACTCAAAATGGAAAAAAAATAATATGGGTTAAAATGGCAGTATTACCAGGAACACAACAAATATCACCAAAACAGGTTTATGACTATTTAATGACTAAGCCTAAAATGACTCATAATAAAGCTATGGGTATTTTAGCTAATATAAAAGCAGAGTCAGACTTTTATATAGATGCTGTAGAAATTGGAGATATGGAAAATAAAGGTATTGGTTTATTCCAACATACCTTTAAAACTCGTAAATCAGGATTACAGCAACAAGTTCCTGATTGGAAAAGTAACTGGAAGGCTCAAATAGATTTTGCATTAGAAGAATCAGAAGCTCAAAATTATTTAAATTCTGAATTTGATAGCGTAGATGATGCAGTAGTTCAATTTATGTTAGATTTTGAAAAGCCACAAGATCAATCAGTTGATGCACAAGACAAAAGAATATCATACATACAAGGTTTTAGTGATATATTAAATACTGAAGGTAGAGGCGGTGTAACATACAAAGTATATGATACAAAAACTAACAAATACACAAACTTTACATCTTCATATAATACAGAAACAAATACTTGGACACACTCTGCGGATGACAAAAGTTATACACAAGAAGAAATAAATAATATAGCAAACATTTACACATCTATTGGCGCTGAGTCAGAAGGTGCTGACAATGTTATGAAAGAAGATGAGTTTGAAGATGGCACTAAATTTTATAGAGCTTTTTTCTCAGAAGATGGATTCGAACAAACTCCTTTTACTAAAAGATTTACATTTGTTGGTCCAAAGCCAGTTCAACTACAACAAGATCCAAAGGACTTAGTAGCTTATAATGAAAGGAAACAAAATGCAAATAGAGAAAAGGCTAATATAAGTTTAGAGAACAGCGATAAACAAGAAAAAGAACAAGCTAAACTTAAAACACAAAATGAGCTTACAACTAAAGTTAATAAGCTGTACAAAACCTATCTTGCTACTAATCAACCAGGCGATCTTAATGCTTATAAAATAGCAAAAGAAGAGTTAGAAAATTTTAAAGTTAGCTTTGATAAAAATGCAAAATTATCAGGTTTAGTTGAGCAAGAAAAAAGATTAAGAGAGCAGTTAGCTGTTATACAAGACAACGCTATAGATTTTAGCAATGATGATATTATTAGTCTTAAGAAACAGATAGACAAGGTTTCTATAGAAATATCAGAAGTTCAAGGAGCTCCAAGATCAGAAGGTCCTTTTGGTTATACCATGCCACAGTTAGAGGAAGTAGAAACACCAGAAGGAAGCTATGGTTTGTCTGATCGAATTGTTGATAGTACAAAAAATAAGGAAATAGAAAATCAGCCAGAAAAAAAAGCTGAGATTCCTGAAACTATACCTAATGATTTTGTTGTTAATCTTCCTGAAGTTGAAGTAAAGCCAGAAGATATAGACGAGCCAACAATCAAAAACGATAACGTTTCAAATAATGATGCTAAAGACGGTAAAGGTTTTTGGGATTCATTAGGTAAAGTTGGTGACGGATTAGCAAAAGGGTTAGGTCTTGTAAAACAGATTACAGACATGATAGGTGGCCCTGGTACATTGGTGGCTGCGACTATGGGTAGACAAGCTTACAATGATGCTATGAAGGAAATAAAACCTTTGGAGCTACCTGGTTTGTCAGATATGTTTAAAAAACATTTATATCAAACACAACAACTTTCTAAAATGGGTTTTACTCCTGAAGAGGCTGCTAAACACAGAAAAGATATAGATAAAGCATATCAAATAGGTATTGAAAATTCTGTAAGAGGTACAGCAGGAGACCGAGCTAAATTTCTCGCAACTTCAGGCGTACTCGATGCAGAAAGATCTACAGCTTTATTAAACTTTGCAGCAAAAGATGCAGAGCTACAAAGAATTAATATGGATAAATATGGACAGGCTCTTAATTTTAAAGAAGAGTTTGAATATAGAAAAGGAGCTGCGGAAAGAGCAGACGACTTAGCAGAACAAATTAGAAACAAACAGGGAGCTTCTAATTTTGCACAATTAGCATTTCAACAAGTAGCAGATAACATGAACGATCAATCAAGTATTTATAAAAATATGTTTGAGCAAATGTTGGCTAATAAAATACAAAATAATAGTAATAACCCTATCGTTGGATTAAATACCCCTGGCTCATCTAACACTACAACAGGATCAGTTAACCCAAATTAATATGGATGCATACGGATACAATGCTTTAGCAGGATTTTTTGGATCGTCTAGTCGAAAAGAAAGAAGAAATGAAGAGCTGCAATATATGCAGGCTATTTCTAAAATGCAGGATCAACAACAAGCACAAGAGGATGCGCAACGACAATCATTTCAACAATCTATTGATCAATCATATTCAATAGCTAACGATCTATTAACAGGGCAGCACGCAAGACAACAAGACAAAGAAAAAATTAGACAAATGTCTGATGACTATCTTACACCCATAAATGATATGTTGCGTCAATATGGATCGTATGAAAAAGCTAAACAATTTGGTATAGATAGATTGATTTCCGAATACCAATACAAACTAAACAACAACGATTTTGTTTATCAAGTTTCACAAAATAAAGAAAATTTAGCTAAAATTATACAAGCCCAAAATTCAAATAAAGGGCATTTAATCTCTATGAGAGATAAAGATAACTATGCTAAATTTATGAATGGAGAAACAGATGCGATAACATATAGAGGTCAGTTAGATGGTGAGATTGATACAGAATTTTTAAATGAAATGACTGTAGAAGAAAAAGTTGGATTAGAGCATTATTTATTAGCTAATCAAGCTACATTACTTGCAGATTTTGAATATCATATTGGAGATAATCCAAACAAAGATGAGATTATGAAATCTGTTCAACAAGATGTAACTTTAATGATGCCTTATCTTGAACAAAGATTAGCTGGCACGCAAATTGCTGATTACGGTGAAAAAGAAATTAAAACAACTTTAGGTACTGAACTTGTTAAAGGTTTGGATATGGCACCAAAAGCTACAGGTGCACAGCTTAGACAATACTCATATGGAGATATATTTAAAGCGTCTGGCGCTGATCAATATTACGATATGTTGGTTGGGTACGATGAAAACTCAAGACCTATAGTTAAAAATAGTATAGTAGCACAAACAAGTGGTGAAATATTTACCAATCCTGATATGCAAGAAAAAGTTTTACGTCAAGTATTTGGTGATAGAATACAGTTTGATGAAGGGGACTTTATTATAGAAAACTTTGGAGATGGTGCAGGACTGTTTAATTTCCAAGGTAGCATGATTACTGAAGATGAGCTTGGTCCATTATCTATGGAAAAAAACTTAGATGATATGTTAATCAAAGGGATTTTTGTTGGACAAAAAGCTATTGGTAAAGATAAGTTTGGAAGAACTATAGAGGTATTAATGACAGAAGGTGAAGCAGATTTAGATCCAACTAATAGAGCTTCTACTATAAATGAAAAACTTGCAACATTAGATGATGTTCAGTTTCAACCAGCTTACATTATACAAATGGAAGAGGACGATATGTTCCAGGACGATGTATACTACAAAGAACTAAGTATGGATTATGTCAACATAGCTGGTTTGGATAAAGATGAAAAAATAAATGAAACGCTTTCATCAACTAGAACAAATATTGCTAACTTTGCTAAAGACAAAATAAAAAGGGAAAAACAAAAGAAACTTAAGGATAAAGCTCAAAATCAATTATCAACTATTTATGCAGAGGGCAATGAAGGTGGTGTAGATTTAATAGCTCAAACTTATTCAACTCCAATAGCTATAAGCATGTTAAATGCAGGAATTGATAATAAAATGCTACCAATAGTTATGACAGAACTTTTAGAAAACGCAGGAAAAGCAGCAATAAATCAAAAAACAGCAAATACACACGAAATGATGAAGGTGGCTATAGGTAATTTAAGTAATCTTAAAAAAGAAAATCCAGAGCTGCATGAAATTTTAGCATCAGGTAATTTAGAATTATATTATAGATACAAAGAAAAAGTGTCTACAAAAGAAGACATTAACAATATAAAGTCAAGAGCAAGACTTTGGACTAAATATTTTAATTACTAATGAGTACATTTTTTAATTTTACAAAAAACATAAATGCTGAAGAAAAACCAGCAGATGCTGCAAAAAAATATGATGAAGGCATGCAGCAGCCTAAAGGTTTTGAATCACTTTTTCAAAAATCAAAAGAAGAACAAGCGTACGATAGAGCAATATCGAATGCTGTAGGCTCTGAAATGATGGGAGAATCTGGGGCTGTATTACAGCAGCAGATGTATGGAGAAAATCCTGATCAACAAATAACAGATCCTGATACATTTTTAGCACCAGACATTACAGCAGGTGACGCAGCAGCAGTTATAGGTGGTGGTTTGATAGGTTCAATAGGTGGACCTATGGGAACTTTAGCTGGTGCAGCAGCTGGTTTATCTGTTGCTGGTGGAACAAAACAATCTGACTTTGGTAGAAGTGTAGCGGCAGGATGGGGAGATTTAGTAGAAGGTACTGGACAAACTATTGATTTTATTGGATCAACAATTACACCGTGGGATCCAGAAGCAGGTATTAATACAACAGTAGCATCTTACTTAAAACGTAAAGGGCAAGAAATACAAATGAAAAATGATGTATTTATTCCGCCTGAATTAGAAAATATATCATGGTCTTCAATGGCTGATCCATCATTTTGGACAACTAAAGTTGCAAGACTATTACCATACTCTATGTCATTCTTTGTGCCAGGTATGGGTGCAGCAGGAGCTAGTACAAAATTTTTACTTAATAGTAGCAAAGCTGTTAAGTTTGCAAAAGGAGGATCAAATCTTTTTAAAGCACAAGTAAAAGGTGTAACTAAAAAGAATTTGAAAAAAGCACAAATGTATAATCCATCAGCTAAGGTTGGTGATAAGTTTTTAGATGAAACAGCAGCATTAGCAAAAGGGCCACAAGCTATAGTTTCAGCAGTTGGTGGTGGTATTGGTGGTAACTTAGCGGAAGGAGCTTTCGTAGCGGGAGAAACACTTACAGAAGCGTTAGCGGCAGGTTTAACTCCTGAGGAAGCTTCAGCAGCTGCAAAAGAAGTTTATACAGACAACCTCAAATGGATTGGTGTTGACATGTTGCAGTTCGGTCTTACCTTTGGAGGTTTAGGTCGCCTTTCAGCTGGTATGAAGTCTATACCAAAAAGTAGTGTTACGTTTGGTCAAAAGATTGCACCATTTTTACAAGCTGGCGCTTCAGGATCAATAGAAGGTTTTACCGAGCAATACCAAGAAGTATATCAAGAATGGATTAAGCGTAAAGCTATATATGAAGAAAGACCTGATCTTTCTAATTATGATGTAGGCGAGGGCTATCCAGGTTTCATGGAGTTTTTCAATAGTCCAGAAATGAAAGAAACAAGAGTAAGCTCATTTGCTCTTGGTCTTACTATGGGTGCGCGAGGAGGTTATGTAGATGCAATAGCCGAAAGAGAATATCAGTTAGAGAAACAAAGAACAACATTTAATAATCAGCTAGAGAGCGGTGCAACTTTTGAACAAGCAGAACAACAAAGAGCAGAGGTTATTGCTGGTATGCTTATCAATGATAATGGTAATCCTGACAGAGCTAAAGAGAAGCTTGATCGTATGGTTGCTGAAAAACAAATGTCTGTTGAATATGCTGAGGAAATAAAAGACTCATTTGATGAGTATGCTGAAATGTTCCAGTCGGCACATCAAGACAATACCTTGAGCTATGAAGGTAAAAATCAAATATTTTTACAGAAAGTTAAAATAGCTCAGATAGAAAGATTTAAGCAAAAAGAAAGAGAGAAGGCTGATGCTGCAATAGAATCTAAGAAAAAAACTATTAAAAATAAGCAAAAGCTACAAGAAGCCATAGAAGATATAGAGGCTAACTATGCTGGATTAGAAGAAACATCAAATCAAGAAATAGCAGGACTTGACAATCTTGTAGAACAAATAGCTACTGTTCGTAAAGGTAAGATGACTAAAGATGGATCACGTGTTAAGCGATCATCTAAGGGACTTACACCAGGACAGTTCGAGCAATACACAACAGAAGGTATTGATGAGGCGCAAGCTAAAACGCCAGCAGGATTACTTAAACGTGCTGGGCAAGCTATATCTAAAGTGCCTGGAGCAATCGTTGAAGGTGCTAAGGCAGTAAGGGATAAAGTAAAAGCGGTAGGCGTTGTAGGAGCAGCTAAAGAGGCTGTAGGCGCTGTAAAAGAAAAAGGTCAAGAAGTTATACAAAGTGAACCAGCTAAAAAGATAGTTAAGTTTTTTCAAGAACAAAAAGAAAAAGGATCTAACTATGTAAATAAGTATTTAAAAGAAAACGCACCTAAGACAGCAGAAGCTATAGAAAAAGAAGTGGAAGCTGCGCTTAAAGCCGTAGGTAACAAAGGGTTTACAAAAGAAGAAGCTAGAAAAAAAGCTGAAGAGATTATACAGAAAATTAAAAAGAAAGATCTCAAAGGTGCTTCAGGTAAGTTTTTAGATAAGATGACGGATCTTACAGCTGGTAGATTAGAAGGTACTATAACTGAAAAAGTTATATCTGTTCTTAATGCAGGATTAGATTTAGTAAAGAAAACAGCGGCTACAGTAAAAGAAAAGGTTAAAGAACAAAGAAACAAACCTGTGCCTGATTCTAAAGAAGATGTTTTTGGAGACGCGAATAGAGAAACTACTGAGTTCCAAGACACAATGGACAGGATGTCAAAAAGACAAAAGAAAAATCGAGCTAAGGTAATGTTATTGTATGAAAAAATGGCAAACAAAACCGAACCCCTTACAGAAGAAGAAATAC